TAATAGCTATTAATTGTCAAGATTGTAATGAAGAAGTAGAGATTAAAAAAAATGAAAATTGGAGAAAATATTGTGTAGATTGTTTTAAAAATAATTTAAAATATATAAATTGTATTTCATGTAGCTTACCATTTAAAAGACTTTTAAACGAAACTTGGAGAACCAAATGTCGTGATTGTTATTCAACAAATCGAAAATAAATTAAACATCACTATAATAAAAATCATTATTAATTATATTTTTATTTTTAACATATCTGCTCATTTTTGCTGCAGACATGTTTTCTAAAATAGCCGCATTTGCAATTGTATCCCACGTTCCTAATAATATGTCTGTTTTAGCTTCTCTCTTATAAATTTTTTTACCAGTTGATGATTTTAGTTTAGGTTTATATTCTGTTTGTTTAAGAGATAATCCATAATAACCTTCATTGCTTCCTTCTGGAGTCCATACGGTTGATTTTAGAGCATATGGTGATAAATTCAAATACTCTTTTATTTCTTTCATATCATTATCTGTCAACTCTTTGTCAACAGATATTTTCCATTTTTTGTATTCTTTCAACAATACAGAATTTAATATTTTTCCACAATCAGAAAATTCACATACTTGAAATATAAATGTCTCAATATTTGAACCTTCTTGTTTTTTAACATATTCAACTGATTTTAATTTTACGCCAATATATCCGTGATTTCCTTGAATGCGTTTTGGTTTGAATCTTGTATCTAAATAATTCTTAAGAGCGTGAAATACTTCTTTTGTTGGTTTAACTTGACTCCATAAACGATAACGTCCTTCAATATTGACAGACAACTCTTCAACATCTGGACGAACTACACAAATAGCATTTATAAAATCATTAAATTTAGCATTTATTTCATCTTCAGGCAACAAAATATTATTATAAACAGATTGATTTTCAATATTTACGTTCTCAATAATTTTAATGTGATTTTCCAGTTTTTCTCTCAATTGATTTATTTCAATATTTTTATGAGTTATTGATTGTTCGTATGTCATATTTGTTTCCTTTAATGTTCTATTTTCATTTTCTAATTCTTCATTTATTTTTAATAATTTATTAAAATTATCTATACTATATGTTTTTGAATGAATAATATCTTTAATATATTTGGTTAATTTTTCAATTGTAAAATTATTTGCGTCATAAGCAACAATTTCTGTTTTATTTTTACCATTTATTTCAATGCTACGAATTTGTCTTTTAATTTTTGGATAAGTCTTAATTAGATTTTCTATTTCTACTTTATTTTGAACTCTAAAGGCAGATACTAAAATATAATTATCGTAATTCTTATGATGATCTTGTGTTCGCGTTGATAAATCATTTGTATGACCAAATTTAATTAATTTCTCTCCTTGTTCATTTGTATTATCAATTGTTCCAAAATATATACATTCTGTATTAACTGGAAATTGAATAATTATTGCTTGTTCAACTGCCTTGTGTTTTTCTTTATTGGCTGTTTTTATGGCAACTACATTTGATGATATAATATTATTTTTTTCTTCTAACTGAAGCCGTAATTCATCAGTTTCCTCTTCAATAATTTCGTGTAAAACTTCTTCCATTTTCATATAATATTCATGTATTACTGATGCTTTTTTTGTCTGCGTTTTTAAACACAATGATTTGAAACATTTAATAGTCAATAGTATTGTTTGTTTATTTTGACCACCATTTTGTTTAACCATTTTATTTTTATCAAAAAGTGCTTTGGGTTCACCCAAAGCGGTTTTATAATCAATATCTAATTTAAAACACTTTTCTAGCAATCTTTTAGCATCAATTTTTTGACTAAATTCTAACCATTTCCATATGTTATCTAAATCTACTACAAAATCTATATTTTTATCATAATTTAGATAGCAATAAAAGCTGCTTATAAATAATTGTTGTTCAAAATTTGAAAAATGTTCTTTAATTTTTTGTAGTAATTTACTATTATATGTATTTGAAAGCTTAACAATAGGATTGTTTTCAATAAGTTCAATGATATTCAGGTCTTGCATCAGGTTATACATATATAATAGAATAGTCTTTATATAGGTTTATTGCTTTTATATATTAAAAACGCTTTTAATAAAACCGGTTTTATCTTTCCCCACGAGCAAGTTTTACCATTTATTTGTTTTTTTTACATTGATTTTAGGTCCTGCACCACGTTTTTTAACATTATTAGGGTCATATTTTTCATCTTCGTCGTCATCTGTCATTCCTTTAGATAATTCCCAAAATTCTTTTGAACCCAATCTAAAATCATTATGGTTTTCTGCTTTATACCAAAAAACCTGATCATGTAATTTATTTGATTTTGAGTTGTTATTTATCACTAAACACTCATAATTCTCTGTGCATTGGTCCATTACCTGACAAAATGACTCAAATGTTGGAAACATACCTGCATAATTTTCATAAATTCGTTTTCTATTGGCTATATAGTTCTCTCTAAGAATAAAAACATAATCTATGTTGGTTCTAAGGGTTGGTGGAATACCTAAAGGATATTGCATTGTGATGACTAACATGACCTTCCAATGTCTCCCGTTCATAAATAATAATCGCATCATTTTATCACGTGTCCATGTAGCGTCATACAAACAATCATCTAAAATAACAAACGCTCTGGGGTCAATTGTGCTGCGTTTATATGTTTCCATTTCAGCTTTAATTTGCTTCAAAACGGTGCGCTGTCTTTTTAAAATATTTTCTATAATTGCTGTATTATATTCATTATGAACAAACAATTTTGGCACCATTTTGCCGTAAAATCCGTTTCCTTCTTCTGTTCCTGCAATCACTGTGCCTATCGGTATCTCTTGTTGATAATAAAGTAAATCCCTTACCAGAAATGATTTGCCTGTGTCTCTCTTGCCTATCAGCACTACGACAGGTCCTTTGTTTTCATTGGGTTTAAAACTAATACTTTTCATATCAAATTTTTTTAATTCAAGTGTCATAAATTACTTTCTTAATATTATATGAAAAAAAATACGCAAATTTATTTATTATGATAATATTTTTAGTTAATTATTTTGATTATAAAATAACTGAATTATTTCAATAGTTTTATTTGTTTTATTTTCTGGTTGTGTCCAATAAATGATTTGTTCTTTCAAACATTTAACCGTTCATTCCATTCTGCTTTACATTCAATTTTTACAATTCCTGTTTTTTTTGTAACGCTCCAACAAGACCTGATTTTTTTACTATTTTTGTCAATATAATCATCTGGATTAAATCTAATAAATATTATTGGTCTATGTCCTAAATCCTGAGACAATTCCATTAATCTTTTATTTTCACAAGAACAATCATATTTGTCGTGTTGATTTTCATCTACTTCTACAATAATTATTTGATAACCTAAATCTAATAATAAATCAGGGCGTTTTAAAGAACAACCATCTTTTATTTGTTTATCTAAAAACCAAGAGAAACTTGGAAATGAAATTTTTATAAATTCAACAACAGAATATTCTTTTGTTTTATAATTTTTTGATACTGGTCTCTCTGGAAAATTATAAATAAAACATCTTAAACAATAACCTTCAAATTTATCTTGTGGTCTTACATGGCATAAATTGGTTTTACATCTCACATGTTTTACATCAATCATTCCTTCAATTTTACAATGAAAACAATATTTTGCTGTCAATCCTTCAAAATTATATGATGGTTGGCTTTTTTTACAATTGCAAAATAAATTTTTACTTACCATTCTATCTAATTTACATTCAACACAATATTTTGCTAATTTTATACCTTCATAATTAAAACTTGGTTGAGATTTACCACAAAAACACATATTGTGTGTTAAATCAACCATTCCATCAAGCTTACATTTTGCACAAAATTTTGGAAGCAAACCTTCAAAATTAAAATTGGGTCTTGTTCCACACTCACATTTCGGGTTTCGCATATCAATCATCCCATCTAATTTACATTCAAAACAATATTTTGGTCTTAAACCAACATAATTAAAATTAGGACTTGTTAATTTTTTACAAAAACATCGTTCATCTACTACATTTGTCATTCCTTCACTTTTACAACAATCACAAAATTCAGCTTTTAAATTTTCAAAATTGAATGTTGGTCTAACTTTACCACAAAAACATTTTTTTCTATTTATTTCAATCATCCCTTCACTTTTACAAAGACCGCAAAATTGTGGCTTTAAATTTATAAAATTCCATCTTGGTTGCGATTTTTTACATTCACATTTTTTATTTACAACATCAATCATAGTTAACTCTTTATGTGTTGCACAATATTTTGCCTTTTCCCCATAAATATTAAATGTAGCTTTTTTAGAACAGATTTCATTTACACAAATAGTCATAATTTATTATATGAAATAATAATAGTCAAACTGTATTCATTTTTTTTAAATATTAATAATAATGTATTATGATTTATTATAAGTTAAAAATACATATAATTTATATATTAATTAGCTAATTTTTTAATTCAAATGTCATATATTATTTTTTTAATAATATATAACAAAAACACGCAAATTTATCTATTTCAATTTATTAACAGACCAACGAGTTTTCATTGATTTCGATACAAAATTTTCTCCTTGTAATTATTGCTTCATCAGATATAGACATTTTCAATTTTATCTGTAAAGCTATCTGTAAAGCTATCCTTAATCTTCCTATTAAATTGGCTTGATCATGCTCACTGTCTGATATAGGTCCTGTTGCGGTTCCTGTTGCGGTTGCGGAACCTGTTCCTACCACGCCGGTTTCTGGATTAATAAACTCATAAAACAACAGTAACTCAATAAAAAAATATCTAAGAGGACCCATATATATATATTATATAAACCTAAAAAAATATACACAAAATTTTTAATTCAAATGTCATATATTTGTTTCTTAATATTATATGAAAAAAAATACGCAAATTTATTTATTGCGTACATGCCATACCCAGATAACAGTTCGTAGTTTCAGTACTTATCACAAGTAGGTCGTCTCCTTTCTGTGCTAAAAAATTTAATAAAGTTTCATATAAATCATTGTCTAATTTTTGTAGTAACCTGAGTTGGCGTCTAAACCTACCTGGTGTCGATTTTAATGTTGCATTTCCAGTTGCTGTTGCATTTCCGGTTTGTAAATCGTTTTTCACATCTATGTATGAATAATGTATTTTTAAAGTTGAATGTACTTCTTGCGTTTCTGTTGTATTAAGGCGAGGACTAATAGGACTATGAGGACGATGAGGACGATGACGAGGAGGAGGTGTCAGTGTCAGAGGAGAATTATGATTTTGCATATATTATATTAACCTAAAAAATATACACAAATATTTTAATCCATATTAATATATAATTTATATATTAATTAAAATTTTTTAATTCAAATGTCATATATTATTTTTTTAATAATATATAACAAAAATACGCAAATTTATCTATTTCAATTTATTTATACAATTCAACGTTCATTCCTGAAATTGTTAATCATAATTTTGTCGAGTTGAATCTGTTTGTAAAAATCAGTATGCATAATTTGTTCATTTACATGTCCTAGTAAACTATTTATCACTTTTAGAGTGTCTGAGGTAACTCCTGTTGCCGTTCCTGTTGCAGAACCTGTTCCTACCGTACCGTCTTTTGTGTAGAAAGTATAGGTGACATTCATTTTGATTGAAAAAGAACTAAGAGGATCCATATATATATATTATATAAACCTAAAAATATACACAAATATTTTAATCCATATAATATATTATTATTTATTATAAGTTAAAAATACATATAATTTATATATTAATTAGCTAAAGAATGATAAATATTAACTATCAAAAAAGAAAGAACACTGAACTTTTTAAAAGTTTAGAAGAACCAAAATCACTTTTTTTATCTGAAACACAGAATTATATTCCAATTTATACAAGATTTTTTACATTAAATGACACGAATTACAATAGTATTAATATGAACAATAAATGGCATATATCGTGTATTAAACAAAATGAAGAAGATGATAATACTTCACTTTTATATGATTGTAAAGTGAAAAATAATACTAATAATAAAGCTAAAGACAAAGAAGTTTTTTTTAAATTAGCTCCATTATTAGATCCCTACAAGTTTTTAGTAGGTAAATATGATATAGATGACCCAAAACTATTTTCCTTACCTAAACTTAATTCAACAGAAAATGACTGTCATTCTAAATTTATAGATGTTAATAATTCTGCATATGTTGATGGATTATTCTTATATTTTACAAGTAGTTTATTACATTCGCATAATTTTATACATGGTATTGATTATTATGGTTCTTTTTTAGCAATTAAAAATGATTTTAAATTAAATGTGTTTGATGACATTGATTATTTAAATGAATCCGAATACTTCAATAAGAATAAAAATGTTTTATTTAAAATTGATGAGTATGAACATTTATTTCAAAATGAAAATCAAAAACTACAACCAATAATTATTGACCATAATATAAGCGCTAAATCACAGCTGTCAATTAAGTCTTTTGATAATGAAATTTTTGAAGATCTTTTTAATGAAAATACAATTAATTTAAAAGATTTGTCAACTGATTTAATAGATTTAACTAATATTAATTTTTTAGATACTAAGGAAATAAATAATAATATGACTTTAAAATCAAATTCAACATGCTCATCAAGGTCTTCTCATACAAATGACGATGATGAACTTGAAGAACCATGTGATAATTGTTGTGAAACTGAAAATTTAGAAAATAAAAATATAGAAGAGTGTGAAGAAAATAATAATATTGATGATAATGAAGAATGGGAAGATGATGATGATACTGATGATACATTTGAGGAAGAAATAATAAATGTAACAATACCAAAATTTCCTGTTCAAGTTATTGGAATGGAATATTGTGAAAATACATTTGATGATTTAATTTTAAATAATGATTTAAAACCTGATGAATGGCATTCAGCATTTATGCAGATAATTATGATTTTGATAACTTATCAAAAAGCTTTTAGTTTAACACATAATGATTTACATACAAATAATGTTATGTATAATAATACTGATAAAAAATTTTTATTTTATTGTTATAAAAAAAAATATTATAAAGTTCCCACATTTGGACGCATATTTAAAATTATAGATTTTGGTAGAAGCATATACAAATTTGATGGTAAATTGTTTTGTAGTGATAGTTTTCAACCAGGTTCTGATGCGGCAACTCAATATAATACAGAACCATATTTAAATGAAAAAAAACCTAGATTAGAGCCTAATTTTAGTTTTGATTTATGTCGTTTAGCTTGTTCAATATTTGATTATGTTATTGATGATTTTGAGGAAATAAAAGAAGTAAATAAATGTAAAGACCCTATTAAGCGTTTAATAACTGAGTGGTGTTTAGATGACAAAGGTATTAATATGTTATATAAAGGAAATGGTGTTGATAGATATCCTGATTTTAAATTATACAAAATGATTGCAAGATGCGTTCATAATCATACTCCTCAAGCACAATTAGAGAGACCAGAATTTAATAAATATATAAATTTAAAAGGAGATAATTCAGGTGATTGTATGAATATTGATAATATACCATCATATATTTAATTAATTCATTAATTCATAATACAAATATATTTATATATATTATGAACTCTTTTGGTTTTATTATCACAAGACATATTAATTCAGAGACTACAAATAAATATTGGAATCATTCAATTAAATTATTACGAACATTTTATCCTAATAAAAAAATAGTTATTATTGATGATAATAGTAATGCAAATTTTGTAAAAGCTGATTTTAATTATAAAAATATTGAAATAGTTCAGTCAGAATTTCATGGTAGTGGTGAAATTTTACCATATTATTACTTTTTAAAAAATAAGTATTTTGAAAATGCTGTTATTTTACATGATAGTGTTTTTTTTCATAAAAGAATAAATTTTGAAAAACTTAATAATTTTAATATTTTACCATTATGGCATTTTAATCCAGACAAAGAAAATTTAATAAACTCTTTAAGAATTACGAAATCCTTAAAAAATTTTGATATTATACAAAATAAAATATCATTAAATAATGACATGATTGTAATACCTCAAAACAAATGGTATGGATGTTTTGGATTACAATCATACATAAATCATAATTTTCTTTTACAAATAAATAATAAATATAATATAGAAAATTTAGTGAAAATTGTTAAAAATAGAGCTGATAGATGTTGTTCAGAGAGAATACTTGGAACTATATTTTTTACAGAAAGTCCAAATTTATTTAAAACAAAATCTGTGTTTGGTGATATAATGACATATCAAAAATGGGGCGATTATACATTTGAAAAATATATTACTAATTTAAAAAAAGGTATTATACCTAAGCATGTTGTTAAGGTATGGACTGGTCGTTAAATATATTTTCATCAAATTTTATTTGCATCTTTTAACAATTGGACGGAAATATATACTACAATAAATATAATATAATAATGTTCCATAATGTATTATAATATGAATTTACATTTCAGTTATTTTTATTTTAATAAATGTCCACTTGATAAACATTTAATTTAAATGGCGTGGAGGTCATTATATATTGTGGAACAAATGACCAAAACACAACACGTTTAGTCATTTTGTTGTGTGAATATGTTGTATTTGAATAATTAATTCGTAACCAACCAGATGAATTGCGAACTTTTTCATAAAATTTAATGGAACCTTGAAGACGATGAATATTTTGTATTGCTATTAAAATGTCATGTTTATTTCCAGAACAATGCAATATTTGTTTGCAATTACATTTCCATCTGTCAAAATCTATTTCATCACATATTCTTTCTATTGAAACAGGAATAATTGACAACCACATATTTGAAATTTTTCTGGTGTTGTATGGACGACGGACACATGTTGGTACACGACAAATTAATAAATTTATTTCATCTGCTGATTCACAATCAGTTTCAGTTGATTTACCTTCATACATTGTTATAATAGTTTCAATAACATTATTTTATTGAATTATTTCAATTTTATTTTATTAGTAAATAAAAAGAATTTAATTAAAAACCTGGATTGTCTGTAAATATCGGTGTTGATGTTGACAATGAGCTACCACCTTTCAACATAGGATTTATTTGTGAAATTATAAAATAACCAAAAACAACGCTAAAATAAACCAAAAGTGAATCACTGATTAATATTTTTAAAGGTTTACTTTCTTTATCAACAAACCTCATTTCAATAAATTTACTAATAAAAAAAATAACAGATATAACAGCTGCAATAATAAATATATTATCCATTAAAATACAAAATCATAATCTTATTTATTTTTTAACGCAATTTTATTCTAAAATTTCAATATCATCAAGTAATAAATCAGGTAATAAATCTAATCTAGGTTCTTCAATATTATGAACATCTAACGCATCTAAATTAAATGATTCAGTTGAAATATTAAGTTTACAATCATCTTCATCATCATCCACTTTTCTTTGTTGATTTCTCAGTTGACTTATTTCTTCTAATCTATCAAATGATTTTGGTGCACTAACATTTTTAATACTACCATCTTCATTTTTAACATAATCAATATCATTAAAGCTTAATCCATTACTATTTTGTGATGCTTCAATACGTTGTTTAATTGGCTCTTCAATAATTTGTTCATTAATTTCTTCTACAACATCTTCTTCAATAGTTTCATCCATATATGCCTTTAAAATTGCTTCTACAGGAATACTTTCTCTTAATGTATTTAAAATACATTCTTGAATTATTATTTCAATCTCTCTATAATTCTTTTGAATCTGTAATGGTTGAATATTTATTTCAAATAGATACACATTTTTATAAACCTTTCTAGCAACATTTATATATATTTTATGAATAAAATCATCTAATTTTGGAATATTAATATCAATCTTTTTTTGTTTTTGTCCAACACGCATTGCAGTCAATATTTTAAGCTGAATAATATGAACACAAGTTACTAAATCTTCTAAATATGTACAACCAGATTTATCACAAATTCTTTTTTTTTCTGTTTCAATAATTTGAGCATTCCACTTAGGAATTCTAGAAATTAAATTTTGAAAAGTCATTAAATATTTTTCATTTTCACCATTATCACGACAAAGTTTAATAGATTCATCTAATATTGATTTATAACCATCTATGATTAGAGGAGTTAAAATTGTAATTAATCGAGATCCCCATTCATTTTTAGATTCGTGGAGCGCACTTACATTAAAATCATCCATTTACATAAAACTTATATTTTCTAAAGATACTTCTGAACTCAAAAAAATAAAATTTAAAATAAATAACATTAATAATTTTTCATTTCTAAATTCTTTTCTTACACGATTAAATCTAATTAATAATTCATATTTTTTTTCATCTGTTATAATTCCATCTAAAAATTTTGTATTCTCTAATAAATTCATTATATCAATACCACAGTAAGCTTTCTCATAAAGTTTAACACAAACACTCATTAAATCATCTATATTTATTTTTTTATTAACATTTTTTATTATTTCTTTTTTAAGCCATTCAAGACGATGTATTTTTATTTCTTTCATTTTAAATACTTCATTTAGATTATATTGATACAAATTTAAAATAACATCATCTAAAACTGGTTCAGGAATATATATTTCACAAAATCGTGATAAAATTGGTTTCATTAAATTATATTTATCTTCAGCTATAATAAAAAATCTTGTATTATGACTAAATAATTCAATACATCTACGCAAAGCTGATTGCGCATCCATAGTTAGTTTATCAGCATTTAATAGAACAATACTTTTAAAAATATTACCTCCATTTGAATTGATATGTGTTTTTGCAAAAAATTTTAATTCTTCTCTAATAAATTTAATACCTTTTCCGTGTGAACAATTAACATACATAACAAACGTTTTAATTTTTATTCTGTCATAATCATAAATTTTATGAATAAACTCATTTACAATTGTTCTTTTTCCACTTCCTGATGGACCATGAAATAAAATATTTGGTATTTTATGTTTTTCGTGAAAGTAATTTAATTTATTTTTAATTGTTTGATGAATTTGCAATGACATATACTTACTATAATTTACAAATTGTTTTTATATTTAAATATAACGCATTATTTATTTACTATTCCAATTATATATTTATATTTTAAGCCGTATTTGTTAATGAATGAGTATATGGATTTGATCTGAATGCAGACAAAATATCTGGTTGAATTCTATCACATCCTGCACATTCATTATAATATTGCGGAGCTCTTATTGAGCCATAAGTATTAGTTGAAGGAGGTAAACTAGAAATTCTTGAAAATGCGGGATTTACTCTTCCATCAAATCTATCAGAGTCGCTTTTAATAGTACTTAAATGCATTTGTTGATTAAATATTTGTGTTCCACCTTGATTTGGTCTATTTACAATAGTTTGTGATTTTATATCATTATTATGTTGCATATAGGCTGCCTCATAACTCATATCACCATATCCTGTAGCTGAACCTCCAGCCGCTGTGTAATATTCACAACTTGTTGTATCTCTCTGTGTTTGTATTCCAGGCATTGCATTATTAACATAAATACCTTCTTTTTGATTATTAATATTGAAATTTGGTGAAAATAGTGTTGTTTCTTTAATTGTTGTAGAAGTGGTATCCTTCGGATTATATACATATCCTTTTGGTACTGATGGAGCTGCTTCTCCATAGATTCTAACATTATTAATTGTTTCATCTTTACGGGTTGGTTTTAAAATATCCATTAATGGGGCAATAACAGCTCCAATTGCACCACTAAATCCACTTCTTAATGTTTCAGGTTGTCTAACTGTTGTTCTATTATTTTCATAATTTGTATGACTTCTTAAAAATAAATCTTTGTCACTATGATTGCCTTCTCCTGATGCTCTTGAGTGATTAATACCACCAGACAAAACTTCATGACGCTTTGATGGTTCAAAATTTTCTGGTGCAGATACTGCTTTTATATCAACAGAACCTGCAGGACCCATATAATCAATTGGAACATTATTTCTACGAACTACTCCCATTTCTTGGATTGACCTTAATGTTTCACCTTTTTCTGCACCAGTTGTTGTTAGCCATCGGTCTTGTGTATTAATAAAAAAAGTATCTGGTCTTTGTTTTTCAACACGTCCCTGCATTTGAACGGTAGGTGCTGTTTTAATAAAAGAATTTGCAGGACCTTCGTGATTAATAAGTTCATATTCAAGTTTAGGATTTGTTTCAACTCTTAATTGATCAACTGTTTTGGGTAACCATTTATCACGAGCTTCCATTCCTGAATTGTACCCATTACTACCATTCATTCCATAACCTTGGTCCAACCCTGGACCAACAGTAATTGTATCAAATGGTTTAACATTATTATTCTTCATACTTGGATTAACACGTGATTGGTAAAAATCACTTTGGTTTGGCATTCCATATGCCCATTGCATATTATCTTCTGGCTTAAATAAAGGTGCTTGCTCAATCTTTCTTATAACTTGAGAGCCTGAACCATTCATATTATCAAGAACAGATTCATTTATATTTACATCATATGTTTTTCCTTTTACTTTTCCTCCATTAAATGGAATCATATTATTATGTTTAAATTGTTCAGAATTTAAATAATTACCTGACAATGAATAAACATCTTGAATTGTTTTACTTAAAGGGACATTGTTTCTTGCTTTTTGTTGATATAAATTTTGATTAAAATATTTATCTGTAGCAGCATTTGGGTTAGGATATTCTTGAACAGTATCTACCAGTTGATTTATATTTGAAACTGGAAAATTTTGAGGAGGTATATTTATATTTGGTAAATAGTTATCTGTTTTGACACCCAAATTACTTCTAATTCCCATATTTGTAAAATTTTCATGTCTTTGTTTTCTTATTTCTTTTTTAGTGCAGTTTTCATTTGTCTGATTTGAGACAACATACATACCACCTAATGCTAATAATGGGATTGCAATTTCCATATTTATATATATAGAGTATTATATTTTATTCACATAATAATCTAAATTATTTTAATTATACTGATTGACAAGAATTAGATTGTTGACATGTAGTTGGACCACCTACATAACTACCTCTTATTAAATTATAACTTGATGGTAATAAATTATTAGTTTCATTTATAAGACAATCTCTTTTTGGTGTGTAATAATCTTTTTCTAAAATTCTGGTACTTAAATTATTTTGAAAGGGTAAGCATGTATTATCTTGAGGATTTAATGGAGGAAATTGCCAGTCAACTTGTTCTAAATCACGATACCACCATGCAGGATTTGTAGCTCTAGATTGCTCTGTAAATAAATTATTACATTTTGGATATTGAATTGCTTCATTTGGAACATTATAACTTTTATAATTATCTTTTCCTAAACAATCTTTACCTATTTGTCTGTTTACACCTAGCAAATCGCTTTCTAAATTAATAGTATTTGTTCTTAAATTTCCACCCCATTTTTGTATAATTATTTGAGGGTCTTCTATATAACACGGATTTGAACCATTACCTGGAACATTTAAAATCCATCTTCCAGGGTCTGTTGATTGTTGTAATTCTTTTTTTGTTCTACATTCATCATACTTAAATCTTGTATTTGCCATTTATATTTATTATATATATTTATTTATTATATATATATATATTTATTTATTATATATATATATTTATTTATTAATAATTTAAATATATATTTATCAAGAAGAATATGGACCTAATATTAACAAATACAACAATTCCAACATTATGTTTAAACATGATTGTTAAAAATGAAAGTAAAATCATTACACGTTTATTTGATTCAATTTCAAAAATTATTGATTGTTATTGTATTTGCGACACTGGTTCAACTGACAACACAATTGAACTAATAACTGAATATTTTAATAGTAAAAAAATTCCAGGGAAAGTTGTATCTGAACCATTTAAAAATTTTTGTTATAATAGAAATTTTGCTTTACAATCATGTGTTGGTACGTCAGATTTTGTATTATTGATGGACGCTGACATGGGCTTAGATATTAAAACATTTGACAAGAAAGTGTTAAACCGGTCTGACAGTTTTTATATTCTTCAAGGAAATGATTCATTTTATTATCAAAATATGAGAATTGTCAAAAATAACGGACTTTATAAATATATTGGTGTTACACATGAATACATTGATACACCGCCTAACAACAAAGTTGAAAGAATTTCAAAAGATGAATTATTTATTAGAGATTTTGGTGATGGAGGTTCTAAACACGATAAATTTGAAAGAGACATAAGATTGCTTTTAGATGGAATTAGAGATGAACCACAAAATTCTCCAAGATATTACTTTTATTTAGCTAATAGTTATCATGATATTGGAAGGTTTGGAGAAGCTATTAAAGCATATAAAAAAAGAATTGAATGTGGAGGATGGATTGAAGAAGTTTGGTATAGTTATTATAGAATTGGTCTTTGTTATAAAAATATAGGTAAAATTAATGATGCAATAATCAGTTGGTTAGAAGGATATGATTATTATTCTGAACGTCTTGAAGGATTATATGAAATTATTAATTATTATAGAAATACTTCAAAACATAAACTAAATGAAATGATGTATCAACAAGCTAGAAAAATATTAGATTTAAATAAAAATAGAGACAATTATTTATTTTTACATAATGATATTTATACAAGTAAAATATATTATGAGTATACTGTTTTTGCTTCTTATCTTGGTGTGAAAAATATAAATTATGAAATTATAAAAGTTTTAAATAATTCTAAAAATGAAATTGAAATAAATAATCTGTTAAGTAATATGAAATTTTATAAAGATATTTTAGAACCAAGATCAAAAATAATTGTTGATAATGAGATTACTTCAAATATTAATGGTGAGCTTATTAATTTTCATTCATCATCAAGCTGTTTAATTCCAAATACCGATAGTGAAGGATATAAAATGAACATAAGATATGTAAATTATAGTATTACTGATTCTGGAGGTTACATAAATTGTGATAAACATATTATATCAATTAATAAATATATTGAATTTGATAAAGATTTAAATGTTACACTTGAGAAATGGATTAAATTAAATTTTGATAATAGAAGATATATTGGTATAGAAGATATTAGAATTTTTAATGATGTTCAATCAAATGATTTATTATTTATTGGAACAGGATATCATCAAAATGAAAAAATTGGTATTGTAAAAGGGAAATATAATATTGAAAATTTACATCTTGATGGAAATGAAATAACACAAGATTTTAATAATTCTTATTGTGAAAAAAATTGGGTATTTGTTGATTATGATAATTCAACACACATTGTTTATGATTGGAACCCGCTTAATATTTGTAAAATTAATGATGAAACAAATAAACTTAAGCATGTTACAAGACGAGAAACTCCAAGTATTTTTTCAAGAGTTAGAGGTTCAACCTCTGGATTTAAATATACTGAAAAAGTTGATCAAGTTAAAAATGGCAATATTTCAATTAATATTGAAGAAAGTGAAATCTGGTTTGTAAATCATATTGTTTCTTATGAAAATCCTAGACATTATTATCATATTATTTCAATTTTTGATTCTTCAATGAATTTATTAAGATATTCAGCACCATTTAAATTTGAAGGTGACCCAATAGAATATTGTCTAAGCATTGTTGTTGAAAATGATAAGGTTCTTATTAACTACAGTACATGGGATAGAACAACTAGAATAGGAATTTACGATAAAAAATATATAGATTCAATCGTAAAATATACTTAAATATTAATTAGTTCTTTATTTTCATAATGACTAATATTTACTTTTTTATTTTCTAATAAAGTATGTATTTTCTCTTTATCATATTCATTTTCTGATGATAACTTTAAATTTATTAAATTTATTACACCTTCAAATAATGAATTATTATTATAACAATTAGCCATTATATTTTGTTCAATAAAATAAAATACTTCTTCACTATTTGGATTATTTTCAAAATATTTTAAACAATATGATAACACATGACAAGCATCTTTCATTCTATTATTGTTTATATATTTTTGAGAACCATGTAATATTAAATTTAAACTGTGAATAGGTGATACATAATTTGAAATAATTCCTATATAATCACCATAATATAAATCAAATAAATCAGGATTTTCTTTATGAACAATTGTCATAACAGCTTCATCTATTTGATACCAGTTATCATTATAAATTTCTTCTGTTTTATTTTTAAATAATTCTGAATATTTTTTCATATTTTCTAATGATCCTGAAAATAAACCTCCAGCCATATTATGATAAATAAATCTAAAATGCTCTTTATTTGGCACATTTTCTGTAAAAGGATTAATACATAATTGTTTTATTTTATCAGGAACATTATTTATCCAATCAAACATAATTTCTGTATTTTTAGCTACATGGTTTATTCCAAAATCCATCCAAATAAAATGACTACTATTAAATGGATTTATATTAATTGCTGTGTCGATACAATCAAATTTATTATTATTTAATATAACATATAATGGTGTTTCATGTTCAATTTCTCTATTTATTATATGAAATTGTGTTTGTAATTCTTGTAAACGAGATAAATATTTATAAAAATAAGTTGTTTTAAAATCATTCATAAAAATATATGTTTTATCAAGTAAATTACATTCATTTCTGGAATTACAAATTGCATCATATGTTTCTTCATTATCATCAATAAAAAATATTATTGGAAATGGTAATTTTAATAAAAATTGTTTAGAAAAATCAATATAACTTTCCATGTTCCTATTTCTATCTATTTGATTATTTTCCATACTTCTAATATCATATAACATTGTAACTATTGTAGGATATTTTTCATCGTTATTATATTTAGGGAATATATTTATAATATCTTCATTACATGTCTCAATTATATATGCCTTATCATCATTTACTCCTATAGATATAAAAATTCTATCTTTATATTTAGTTAATGAACAATTAAATTCAATATATGAATTTTTAAAAAATATAAATTCATCTGAAATTAAAATATGTTTTGTTTTTACATTAAATAATAACCATCTATGAGAAGTAATATTTTTATTTATATGAATCAAAAATAATCTTTCATATTTATTTAATATTATTCCATTTGTTGAACCATGATATCCTTCTAATTTTAGTTTATTTAATTCTGATATTTGTATTTCTTCAGGTTCATCGTGTTCAATTGATTTTATTATAAAAGGGTTTAAACTATATATTACTTTATAATCATTAATATTACAATAAGGATCATCTCTAATACAATAGGGCATCCAATTTTTTTCAATAATATTAGGTTTACATTCAACAAAATTTGAAATTACATTATTAATTAATTCAGCTTTAAATAATGTAGGATTACCTCCTTCATTTAATTGAGGCACATTTACAAGAATATTTTTATTATCAATAAATCTTATATCTTCTAATCCACCCCAATATGTTGGAAATAATGGTAAATTATAATTATAATCTAATAAATTATATTGAAAATTTTCTATATCTAATTTATCTTCATACTTGATTTTTCCATTAATGATATAATAAATTGAATTAGAATTATTACCATACAAAGTAAATTGTTTTGACATATATTTTTTATAATTAACACACCTAACTAAAATATTAATATTTCCATCTTCTTCAATAAAAATAGACGGATTCATCTCAACATAACTATTTATATTATTATACTTATCCTTAAAACAAATTTGTGGAATAATAATCGGAACTATATCTTTTTTTGGAAATATTATCATAATATTTATTATTAATAATAATATTTAAATAATAATTATTATTAATACTTAAATTGTTTTATATATATGAAACAACATTTATAAAAGCATTTGTTCCATCAAATAAAATATTCATTGTTGCATAATTTGTTCCAGAACTAATTAAAGTAATAGGTGATGACAGGTTTGAATGATATGAAGAAGAATTTATATTTGTACTTATTGTTGCACTTCCTGAAGATGGACCATTAATTATCACAATTGCTTGACAAGCTGTTCCAAATATTGGTGTAAAAACAACTTGGTCTATGGTATCACCATTATTGAGATTAATAGTATAATATGATATTGGACTTGTTTGTGAAGGTATTGTTAATATATTTAAAGAAAATGTTGCAGTAGATAATATTGATGTGTCTATTCCATTTGGACCTGTTACACCTGTAGGTCCTGTTACACCTGTAGGTCCTGTTACACCAGTAGGTCCTCCTGATGGTCCTGTTGGTCCCATACATCCTCTTCCAGTAGGTCCAGTATAACTTGAACCTGTTTGACCTGTAGTTCCGCGCGGACCTATTTGTGAATATCCTGTGGGTCCTTGAGGTCCTTGAGGTCCTTGCACTTTTAAATTACAACATCTTTGAGCGCCAAAATATTGACTATAAGTTCCATAATATCTTGACATTATATATTAAATAAATATAAATAATTTTATTTTATTATATTTAATAATCTTTCTTTATCTATATTATTATAATCAAATAAATATTTATTACACCATTCTGTATTTTTATTTGTTAGAGATATATATAATTTTTCTTTTTTACAGCCTTTTCCTATACATTTATTTTCAATTAAAGCATCTTCTGGAATTACATAAAACTTACCATTTTTACAATTTAACCAATATAAATCATTGTCTCCTTCTTCATAACATTTATTTTTACATTTACCATTCATTCTACAATCATATTTTGTTAATGTGAAAGAATATGATGAGGTGTTATTGTGAGTCATTGTACCAACTTTTTCTTGAACTTTTTTTTGACCAATCATAAAATCATATACTAATCCTTCCATATCATTATTTTTAAATTCAATAAAATTTATTTTTGTTTCTCTCATAACACGATATTCTTGCTCTTGTTGTTGTGTCTTGCTTGTTGGAGTATCTAATGTTTTAAATTCAAATTTAGAATTTATTGTATAATAATATATTAGTTTATCAACTAAATTTTCTTTATTTACTTCATATTTGTTATATTTTGATTTTTGAGCGATTCCAATTGTTTTTAAACCATTAATTTCTCCATATGGTATTAACCACATTTTTTTATCTTCTTCACAAATACATATCACTAAACAATCATCATATTTTCCATTATTTAATCTAAAATAATATTGACTTCTCTCTGTTTTTTTATTTGTAGTTTTTACTTGAATTCCTACCCATAAATCTTCAATAATATCATTTTTTTTTATAACAATGTCTGCTTTACAACCATCAAATGATTTAATAGTTGTAAATTTATCTCCTATTAATGCAGTAAAATAATTAATACATTTAAATTCTTGCTCTGACGAAGATAATTTGTCATCATTAGAATGAAATTCTTTTAACTTAATACTAGTATTTTTATTTACACATTTTGGACAATTAATGCCTTGATTTAAAGTTGTAAAATTTTTATAACTTACTATATTTTCGTGTCCACATAATGCGTTATATTTTATTTTACAATTATTATTCTTATAAATTTCACTAAATTCTTCCTTAGTCATTATAACATTACAATTTTTTTCATAAAATTTGTTGACAATATCTTCATAAGATGGTATTTCTAACGCACAATTTCTACATTTCTTTCCTATTCCTTTAATAAATTCTTTAAAATTTATAGTATTATTATGTCCACAAGATGCGACATATTCCAATTTACTAAGTTGATTTCCATAATCTTCACTTATTAAGATACATTTATTTTGTGTGAATGTATCTTGAACCTGTGTGTAGGTATATTTAATAGGCATATCTTATATGTTCCAACTTCTTTATATTAGTTAAATATATATTTAATATTAAACTAATCAATTTTATAATAAATTATACCAAATATATATATTCTGTTATGCTAAATGATAACAATTATGAACTGGGTAATGGTGAAAGGCAGAGTTTTATTTCTCCAAGACTAGCTACATTATATTTTACAACAAGAGGCAAATCGTTTTCAAGATAAACCTCAATTTGTTGGCACAAATTAGTACATTTAATAAAATATCCTAAATTTTTAAGAGAGAACTCGCCTTGAATAATTTTTGATGAATCTTGTTTTAAAATAAATCCCATGCTTCCATCTGATTCAGCACGATGAATTTCAGCTGAGGCAAATTGTCCTGAGCATTTAAATATCAATTCATTACCTACTGATTGTATTTCTAATTTATCTGAAATACAAGAGAGATCACGAATAATCTTTTGAAAATCAGCAGAAGGTAAATTTATAATTGATGAAAATTTTACATCAGGATATTGCAGTTCTTCAGGCTCTGGCTCAATTAGACGAAGCTTTTGTGTCTTACATTGCTTAATTTCTCCATTCTCAAATTTAAGTGCTAAATGAGAAACAATTCCATCAACATAATCAGAATTTTCTATATAAATTGTTAATGTGTCATCATTATCAATTGAATTAATTAATTTAAATAAATGAAACATATTTACACCAATAATAATTTTTTCTTTTTTACATTCATAAACTTCAAAATTTTGTGCAGCTAAATAAAGATGTGCTAAAATAGTATGTGATTTATCCATATTAATAATACGAATTCCATCAGGTTCAAAAGTAATATTTGTTTCTAAAAGAATATCTTTCAAAGCAGTCATCAATGTTCTAAATGGTGCAATTTGAACTGTTTTAATAGTTAAAACATTTCCATCATTTTGAGGTATTATATGATTTTTATTTGAAAATGCGGACATTATACTAGTTTTTATTTTAAAAGCTTTAAATACTAATGAATTTAAATATTTAACGCATTATTTAATTAAATAATTAATTGGTAAATCTTATAATTTAATTTTTGGTACTTTTCTAGTTCCATGTCCATGTTTTTTCAAAGCTTTTTTTGCCATATTTAAAGCTTTTGAATTTGGTTTACATCCATTTTCTAAAATATTATAATCAACTGCGGCTGCTTTTCCTGCAGTAAGTGAACTTGCTAAACGTGCTATTCCCCAAGATTGTGCTGTTTGATTTGGTCTTGAACCTGAAGAAAAATATGCACCTTCTCCCTTGTTAATAATTTTTTCTAAAGATTTTTTTGAACATCCTGATGCTTTTGCTAATTCATTTGTTGCACCTATTTTATCAACATTATAAACTTTCATTGCTTTTATCACGTGTGGTGATTTTTTTGATTTAAAAGACGAAACTGTTTTTCGTGTATAAAACTTTCCTTTTTTATACAGACGTCTGGATTTCATAAGCTCTTTTCCTTGTTTTGTTCTATCTTTACGTGTTAGACGATTTGGTAAATATCTTAAAGTTATTTTCATTATATTTGTAAAACAATATAATTAATTTTATTTAAAGAAATTAATTATAAAATAATAAAAAACTTAAAAACATACGTTTAAAAAACTTAATGATAGAAAATACGACTGAAATTAAATGTTCAGAAACTTTAAAACAATTGCTAAATAAATATAAAGATAATGAATATATGACACAACGAATTTATAATCATGTTATTAATTATTTACCAAATACACTTGATAATGAATTAAAAAATCATGATAAACGGATTAATCGCAATAATTATTTAACAAATGAACAAAATATTTTTATACAAGTTTTTTTAAGTAAAAATAAATACTTTTATTTACCAAATAATAACTTTTTTTATGAATATGATGGTAACAAATATTTAATTGTTAAAGAAGATGATGTTATTCATAAACTTCTCTCTACTATTTCAAATGATAGAATTCTTTTACAATGGAAACACAAAACAAAAACAAATATTATTAAACAAATCAAAGATAGAAGTCTTTTTAGTTCAATACCTGAAACAGATACAATTCAAAATGTGTTGAATGTTATTTATCCATCTTTTTTTTCTTCTAAAAACTCAGCTAAATATTTTTTAACTATTATTGGAGACAATATACTTAAAAAAAATACACAAATTATTTTTTTAGGTAGTCAAAAAATGAAACAATTTTTAAATGAAATTGACAATGTTGCTTGTGTTTCAATAGGAAATGGTAATTCAACTAATAATTTTATGACAAAATATCACGAAAATCATTCTTATGAAAATTGTCGTTTAGTTAAAATAAATGAAAATTTTTCTAACGTTGTTTGGAGAGAATTACTTAAAAAAATTGGTCTGGATTTACTTTGTATTGCAACACATTATTCTAAACGTTATGAAAATTCAGATAAGTTTATTGAAAATAAATCAGATGATGAATTAAAAAATTATACTTACTATCTTAAAAATACAACTCATAATAAAATTGTTTCTGAGTTTTGTAGTAAATATATTATTGAAGCTATACCAGAATATAGAATGGAATGGAAAAATTTACATTTCATTTGGAAACAATTTCTTTCTAGTTATAATTTACCTAATGTTATTTATTCAAATACATTGAAAAATATTATTAAAGATAAATATACTTATGATGAAGCAACTGATTCATTTCTTGGAATAACAAGTAAATATTTACCTGTTCATAGTGATTTTATTAAATTTTGGGAAACTACAATAACTATTTTAAATATACAAGAAGAAAATGAATTATTAATTGATTATGAACTTGAAATTGATGAAATTTGTTCTCTTTTTAAATCATGGGCTAAACAAAATTCTGATAAATTAATGTCAAATGGAAATATCAGTGAAGAAAATGTTTTAAAAATTCTTAAACATTTTTTCTCATCTGTTGAAATTATTGAAGATAAATTTGTTTTAAATGTAAATTGTTCATTATGGAATAAGATTGAAGATATTACTAATTCATTTAATTATATAAAAAAACAAATTATTTGTGACAATAAGTTTGCTCTTATTTCATTTGATGATGTTTATAATTATTATTACAAATATTGTAGTAATAACTTATTAAATTTCATTGTTAGTAAAAGATTTTTTGAAAAATATTTATATGTAATGTTATCAACTCATATTGTATATGAAAAATTTATTGAGACTGAATGGATAAATGATACAAATTTAAAATTACTTAAATAAATTATATTGTAAATAATAAAATTACATTATAATTTATTTATGCTGCATTACCTGCCACAAATTGAAGACCAACTCCAGATGTTCCTACACCTTGACCATCATATGAAGAAGGAGATAAAGCACCCATTCCTCCTCTCATTTTACGACTTCCTTTACGTCCCTTACGACCATTTGTTCCCTTCTTAATAAATCCAAAATGTCCCTTCTTAGTTATATATCCAGCTTTCACAAGACGTTTCTCTCTCTTTGCAGTATTATGTTTTTTTCTAGAAACAATACGACCATGTTTGTTCATCATTAAGGCAGGTTTAGTAAGACCACCACTAGTTTTTTTTGCTGTTCCGTGCCAAACTTGGGCACGTGTTCCTGTAGTTTTTTCGAATGTCATTATAAGATAAAATGAGAAAATATTTATTTTGTTAAATGATTAATTCACCTAAATAATTACGCAATTTATTAAGTTGGGACTGGTGTACAAGAATATGCAATGTTATTTTTATCAATTACCATAGGTAAACCGACACCAGACGAATTTGGAACAGCTGCACCACCTTTATATTTTTTATTTCTACGTGTTAATTTTACACATCTATATTTTTTTGATTTTTTTATACATTTTTTCGATTGTCTTTTTGTATTTTTTTTAAATATTTCATTATTAATTATCAATATATTTAAAATCTATTTACTGGTGGTGAACCACTTCCTCCAGGCATTCCTTCCATTCTTCCTAAATAATTCACATTTAAAGGTTGTCCTAAATAAAAATTACCATATTGTATTTTACCACCCTTTGAATAATTCACAATTTGTGAAATTCTTCTATTATTTGAAACTCTTGCGGAAGGAGAATCTGAACCACTAATAAATTTATCATACTTATCTTGAACACATAAACATTTTACTTCTGAAGAATTTGGAAATAGAGCATTGTATTGAGCTACATAATTTATTACACGTGCTGAAGATGACTTTTTACCTGGTGTAAATTGTCTTTGAGAATGCATATTATTACTATTTATTTTTATTTTTAAAAAATAAAATTGATTTAAAAAATAAGTTAAAACTAAAATTACATATTATACAACAATGAGTTCTATAAAGACTGACCCAACTGATTTATTCTTTGATGTTCAACAGAAGACTGATAAGCAGCATATTTTAGACAATCCTGATACATATATTGGCTCTGTTGAATGCATTGATGCAGATGTATGGATTATGAGTGAAGATGGTACTAAAATTATTGAAAAAAATATTAATTATATTCCTGGTCTATTTAAATTATTTGATGAAGGTATTGTTAATTGTCGTGATCATGTTGTTAGAATGAAAACAAAAGTTGACAATAAGACTGAGAATGCGTTGCCTGTCACTCATATCGATGTTACTATTGAAACTGATGGAACTATCACGATGATCAATGATGGAAATGGAATTGATGTAGCTGAAAAGGATGGAATTTGGATTCCTGAATTAGTGTTTGGACATCTTAGAACATCTACAAATTATAATAAAGATGAAAAGAAAATTGTTGGGGGAAAAAATGGTTTTGGATTTAAGCTTGTTCTTATTTGGTCAACATATGGACGCATTGAGACCGTCGACCATATTCGTGGTCTTAAATACATTCAAGAATATAAAAACAATTTAGATGAAATTTGCAAACCAATAATTACTAAATGTAAAAATAAACCATATACTAAAATTACTTTTAAACCTGATTACCAAAGACTTGGAATTCATGGACCTTCTACAGATGTTATTGCTTTGTTGCGCAAACGTGTTTATGATATTTCAGCAATAACTGATAAAAACCTTAAGGTTAAATATAATGATGGATTGGTTCCAATTAAAAACTTTCAACAATATATTGATATGTATATTGGTGATAAAGCAACTGCACCTCGTGTTTATGAAGAAAATGGAGAAAGATGGGAATATGCAGTTGCTTTGACACCAACAAATGAGTTTGTACAGATTTCATTTGTTAATGGAATTCACACAGCTAAAGGTGGAAAACATGTTGAATATATTTTAAATCAAATAACCAGAAAATTAGTTGAGTTTATTGAAAAGAAAAAGAAGGTTAAGGTAAATCCTAATAGCATTAAAGAACAACTAATATTATTCTTGAGATGTGATATTGAAAATCCTGCATTTGATAGTCAAACTAAAGATTATATGAATACACCTTCCGCAAAATTTGGTTCTAAGTGTGAAGTTACAGATAAATTTATTGAAAAAGTTGCTAAAATGGGTGTTATGGATGCAGCTTGTGCCTTGACTGAAGTTAAAGAGAATAAAGCTGCAAAAAAAACAGATGGCGTTAAAAGTAAATCTGTTCGTGGTATTCCTAAATTGACAGACGCAAATTGGGCTGGAACTGATAAATCAAATGATTGTATTATTATCTTTTGTGAAGGTGATTCAGCTAAAACAGGTATTATTTCAGGATTATCATCAGATGACCGTAATACAATAGGTGTTTATCCAATGAAAGGTAAAATTTTAAATGTTCGCGGTGAACCTGTTAAAAAAATTTCTGAAAATAAAGAAATTGCTGAAATTAAAAAAATATTAGGATTGGAAATCAATAAAAAATATAATACAATTGAAGATGTGCATAAACATTTACGTTATGGAAAAGTGATATTTATGACTGACCAAGATTTAGATGGAAGTCACATTAAAGGATTAGGTATTAATCTATTTCAATCTGAATGGTCTAGTCTTACTAATATTGATGGATTTATCGGATTTATGAATACTCCTGTCTTGAAAGCTAAAAAGGGTTCATTGGAATTAGAATTCTATAATGATGGAGAATATAATGAATGGAAAGAAAATAATGATATTAAAGGATGGAATGTTAAATACTATAAAGGATTAGGAACAAGTACAGACGCAGAATTTCGTGAATATTTTGAAAAAAAGAAATTTATTGGATTTGAACATACTAAAAAAAGTGATAATGCAATTGATATGGTTTTTAATAAAAAGAGGGCTGATGATAGAAAAGATTGGCTTAAATTGTATGACAGAACTGCTTATCTTGATACAACTAAGATAAATGTTTCATATGAAGAATTTATTGATAAGGAATTAATACATTTCTCAAAATATGATTGTGATAGAAGTATTCCTAACTTAATGGATGGTCTTAAGATTTCACTTAGAAAAATATTATTTTCATCATTTAAAAAGAATTTAACAAATGAAATTAAGGTGGCACAGTTTTCAGGATATGTTTCTGAGCAGTCGTGTTACCATCATGGTGAAGCTAGTTTAAATGCAGCTATTGTTGGAATGGCTCAAAATTTCGTTGGTGCAAATAATATCAATCTGTTGTGTCCAAACGGACAATTTGGTACTAGAATGCAAGGAGGAAAAGATAGTGCATCTGAAAGATATATATTTACACAATTAAATAAAATTACTAGAAGTATTTTCTCAATTGCTGATGATAATATTTTAAATTATTTAAATGATGACGGGACACTAGTTGAACCGATTTATTATGCACCAATTATTCCAATGGTTTTGGTAAATGGATCTAAAGGAATTGGAACAGGGTTCAGCACTGACATTATGTGCTACAATCCATTAGAACTTATAGATTATATTAAAAATAAATTATTGTCAATTGAGGATGATATTGAGTTTATGCCTTATTATGAAGGTTTCAAGGGAAATGTTACAAAAATTACGGATGATAAATTTCTAATTAAAGGATTATATGAAAAATTAGCTATTGATAAAATAAAGGTCACTGAACTTCCTGTTGGACATTGGACTGAAGATTTTAAAGAATTAATTGAAAATTTAATTGAACCAGGAGTTGACAAAGATGGAAAGAAAATTTCTGCAACCATTAAAGATGTTGTTGACATGAGTACAGATAAAATAGTTGATTTTACTATTACATTTGTGAAAGGTAAATTAGAAGAACTTGAAAAATTAAAGGGAGATTATGGATGTAATGGTGTTGAAAAGATATTAAAATTATATACTACTAATAGCACAACAAACATGCATCTATTTGATGCAGATGATATTCTTCAAAAATACAATAAAGTGACTGAAATTATTGATTCATATTATGAAACAAGATTAAAATTATATAAAACTAGAAAAGAATATATGATTGAAGCTTTGGAAAAAAACCTTATTTTATTATCAAATAAAGCAAAATATATTAAAGAAAATTTAGATGGAACTATTGATTTACGTAAAAAAAAGAAAGAACAAGTTATTGAGATGCTTGAATCAAAAAAATATGATAAACTTGAAGGTGATGAAGATTATAAATATCTTGTAAAAATGCCTATGGATTCAGTAACAGAAGAAAATGTTGAAAAATTGTTAAAAGATAAAGCAAACAAAGAATTAGAACTAGAAACAATTATGAAAATGACTATTAATAAAATGTGGATTACAGATCTAGATAATCTTAGAGAACAATATATTGATTATAAAGACGAACGAACAAGACTAATGAATTGTAAAGATAAAAAGAAAAAGGTTGTATCAAAAGGTCCTATTAAAAAAAATGTAAAGAAACAAATTATGGTTATTGAAGAAGATTAAAAATAGATATAGTTATAAACTTATTACAATATTAATTAAATATTTTTTTATGTAATTAATTATTTAAATACTTATCATATTATCATATTTGATAAAGATGCTTAATAATATTTCTAAGCAAAGAATAAAATAAAATTTACAATGAATATTATTCTTTCAAAGTAAAAAATAGAGAGAAATATTAAATTAATCAATCCTTAAGATTATTTTTTAATATTTCATCAATTGCCTTTTCATTATATTTCTCTCCACATTCCAGATATAAAAATAAATTTCTTAAATTATTTTTATCAAACATTCGTTCAAAGCTATTTAAGAAGCACCAATCTTTATTTTGTAAAGCAAAGTCAATTAATTCTTTTGTAGTTTTATTTAAAAATATTATTGCATTTTTATCTTCTTTAAACCAACCACTTTTGCTTTGCGCTTGAATATTCTCTCTAACCTGGATTATTACCTTTGTTTGAGGAAATAATTCTTTAAAATCTTTTAAATAATTTATATTTCCTGAATCATATCTTATTTCTTTAAATCCCCAAATATTTGTTGACGCATTATTTTTAAACATATTGATAATTGTTATTTTTATTAATTGTATGATTTGTGAATAATTATATGAATTATACCATGATGGTTTTATATTTTTTTCAACTATTTCTTTATAAGATGCAGGTTTATAATGTCCTGGAACATAATCATTTGTTGAATTTTTAATTCTTCTATAAAACTCAAGCAATGAATTTATTGCACCATAGTTCTCTCCACAAATATTGCTGTCAGGTATTGTATTTATTATTCTCTGCAATGTTGTTGAGCCTGAACGTCCTGTGGCACATATTAGAATTATTTTATCTTCCATACTTATTAATATTATTGTAAATAAGTATTTAAATTATTATACTTTTTTAAGAATAAAGCATTTAAAACCATGGCTTTAATTCTAATTGTCTATCATTATTGCTTGTCATAACAGGTGGCGCAATTGGAACAACTAATGTACTTACATCATCAATATATTTCATATATCCTTGTGCTTCACTATAAACTTGTTTAATACAATAATCTAATACAATCTTATTTAGCTCAATAATTTGTTGTTGAAAATTATTTGGTTGATTTGCTGAGTGCTGTAAAAAAACACTCCTCATTATTATTTTAAGTGAATCGCAATCTTGAGAACCAATTACATATTGTCCATTTGATCTATCATATACACCAGCTCTAATACCATTTTGAATCATATTAATGTTTTGTTGAGAGAAAAATGCAAGAGATAAAGATGTTGAACTCCATAAACCTTCTGTTGCATTCCTAAATGTTGCACATTGATTTGCTGGTATTTTATCATACATTTGAAATAAAGCTGAAGTATTAGGGGTTTTAATATCTATACGTCCGTTATTTACTTTATTCATTTATATTATTCAAATAGAAAAAATTATATTATTAATTTTATATGGAAGGATTTCAAAAAATTGTTATTTTTTCTGCAATAATAATTTTAATTATTGCTTTAGTAATTATTGGTACATCATTGTCTTATGCTAAAGGTCAAAACTGGCCACCTATGACTCCAGAATGTCCTGACTATTGGAGAGTATCAGGAAATTCAAAATGTATTAATGTTAAAGATTTAGGAACTTGCCCTCCAAAAAGTAACAATAAACATTTAAGAATGAATTTTAATATTCCTGCTTTTTCTGGTTCACAAGGCAATTGTAATAAATATACATGGGCAAATAAATGCGGAATAAGTTGGGACGGCATCACATATGGTGTGGATAATCCTTGTCAAACAACTGTATAAATATTATGAATATAAAATATACAAAACAAACTATATGTAAACATTATAAATATAAAATTAGTTATATGTATAATGACAACTTTCATTAAAAATATTAATAAACTACCATATGAGATTATCGATTTAATTAAAGAATATATTCCTAAAAAAACAATGGTATTTGTTAATAAAGAAAATTATTTATTATATCATCATATTATAAAAAAAAATATTACAAATTATGAAAAATATATTAGAGATACAATCAGAAGAGACAATGAATTTGTGTTTAATTTAATTCTTAGAGAGAATTATGATAAATGGTGTGAAATTAAACAATATAGATATAAATGTATGATTTTTATCAATTATATTTATTTTACAATTAATTATTGTATTGAAAATGATTCTAATAACTGCCGAAATATTATTAATGATTTTTTTAAAGAACATGGATTAGGTAAAAACACACATAAAAAGAATGTTATTAAATATATAAGATGGAAGGATTAAATATTAATAAAATTCTAAACAGAGATGATAAAGCTTCATATATCAAAGAATTATTACACGAATTTGAACTTAACAAACATAATATACTATTTAAAAAGGGAATTTATATTTATGGTGATCCTGGAACAGGAAAAACTACATTTGTTTCAAGTATTTTAAAAGAATTAAATTATGATATTATTAAATATGACGCAGGTGATATAAGAAATACTTCAGTCATTGAAGACATTACAAAACATAATATGTCAGATAAAAATATAATGAGTTTGTTTAATAAAAAAACACAAAAAATTGCTATTATTATGGATGAAATTGATGGAATGAATAATGGAGATAAAGGTGGTATTAATACATTAATTAAACTTATTAGACCTAAAAAAACTAAAAAACAAAAATTAGAAGAAGTTACCATCAACCCGATAATATGTATTGGAAATTATAGAGTTGATAAAAAAATTAAAGAACTTATGAAAGTTTGTAATACGATTGAACTTAAAACACCTGATTTATTACAAATAACTACAATTGTTGACTTATTACTTCCATCAGTAGAGTGTAATATTAAAAATAAAATATCTAATTTTGTACAAGGAGATTTAAGAAAACTTAATAGTATTTTAATTTTACATAAAAATAAACCAGATATTTTAAAAAATGAAATTATTGAAAATATATTACAAATTAAATCATATAGCGATGACACTAAAAAAATTACAAATAAACTTATTAATAATTATTATACATTAAAAGAACATACAAATGTTATGAATGAAACTGACAGAACTAGTGTTGGACTTTTATGGCACGAAAATATTATTGATGTTATTGATAAAATAGATAAAAAGCAATCTATACCATTTTATATTAATCAATTAGAAAATATTTGTTTTGCTGATTATATTGATAGAATAACATTTCAAAAACAAATATGGCAATTTAATGAAATGAGTTCTCTCATAAAAACATTTAAAAATAATAAATTATACCATGAAACATTTTCTAAAAAACAAAAATACAACCCACTAGAAGTTAGATTTACAAAAGTTTTGACTAAATATTCAACCGAATATAATAATTCACTTTTTATACAAAAATTATGTCAAAAATTGGCAATGGACAAAAAAGACTTATTTGGTTTTTTTATTGATCTTAAAAATAACAGAGAAGATGCTGAAATTGTTAATTTATTAGAAAATTATGAAATTGGAAAACTGGATATTAATAGAATTTATAGATATATAGAAAAATACATTAAAGAAAATGCATCAGGAATAATTGATAAAGAAATAGAAGATGAACTTGATGATGATGATGAAAGTTGTGAAATATAAATTATTTTAATGTTAAATATATAAATATTATAGTATTATTTTTATTGTAATACTATAATATGTTAGGTATTCAATATAATCCTGAACCTCCACGTGTCTGGTCAAGAGTTCAAAGAAGATGCACATCTACAATAGAGTCAAGTCCATTTGTTTATGTTCCTCTTCAAACTAAAACAATTTTATATGAAAACGCAATATACAACGAAAAACAATATTATAAAGGAAATATTCTACAATATAAAGGAAATAGTTCACGTTTAACAAAAAATCAACAATATTCACAAATTGTAAATGGATTTGGTAGTAGTAGAAAAAAATCATATGCAACACAAACTGAAACATACACAAATCCAAATACAACTGGACTTTTAAGAATAAATTATACTGAAATACCATTTCCTAATACTTTAGTCGGTAAACCTAATAATATTTCAGGTCCTTATCAATATAATATAACTAATCCTAATAATTGTAATACAACTTCATTACAAGACGGAGGAACATTAATATGTAATGCTTACGCTGACCCTTGTACTGGTAAAATTATTAAAAAAACTGAACAACAAATATGTTTTCCAACTTATTGTTCAGATGTTCCAGGACAAATACAAAATTTATGTTGGAATCCTAAAATAAATACATTTTTTCCAAGACAAACCTTAACCATGAATAACAGTGGAAGTAAATGGCCTGAAGGCTATAAAGAATTTGTCAGCGCAATTAATCTTTCACCACCTGTATTGGTATTAGTGTATAGCAATACAACCTCTCTTCAACTTTCTTGGTCAATAAATTATTGTAAAATAATGCCAGTTACTAGTTTTAAAATTTATATAAATAATGTACTATATAAAATTATTCCCAATGCAAATTTATATACAATTACAATAAATATTACTAATAAATCTAGTTTTACAATAACATCATTAAGTGGAAAATACGAGTCTAATAAATCTAATATTATCACATATGACCCAAATACTACAGGTAATTCTACAACAGATGACCCTTTTATTGATCCAGGAGTAGGTGATACTATAACTTATACTTGTAAACAATATAATGATATCATGCAAAATAATACAATTATTCAAATCTCAACTTATTTACTTCACTATATTTCAAATATTAATAATGTTAATGATACAACTACGGTCTCATTAGATACATTAAATAATCTCAATGTTGAATTAATTAAATTAAAAAACAGTTTAAATGTAAATTCTTGTTATTTAAATATAATTCCTATTTTTACAAATATTTTATATTCAGTTAAAAATGGATATGATTTAAAACATGACCTAAAATCAGCCAATTTAAATATGATCGATTATCGTCATAATTCTGAAATATTACTTAATACTGATTTATTACAAAAATATTTAACTGAATTATCAACACAGCAAAGATTTGCAGAATTAAATATTACAGCTACATCAGCAACATTGAAACCAAAATATAAAAAGTATCACGAACTCTATGATATTCCAGAGAATTTAAATTATGACCCAGTCAAATTATTATTTGTTGAATCATTGTTATAAGTTAGTTAAAATTTTTGTAAATTAATATAAATAAGTTAAATTTCTCTATTAAATATTTTAGAACAATCATCTGTATACAATTAGAAAAATATATACAATACCTAATTAAATAGTTTATCTTATAATTATTAAATTTGGTTAAATATATATATATATATATAATATATGGAACTATTATCGAAAGATTATCCACCTGATGTAATTAGTGTTACTCAACATGCAACTAAATTAATTTACAATTCAAATATTGATACAACATCTGTTAAAAATGTTGTTCTTATACATAATCAAGTCGCAGATTATATGACTTTTGTCAATGGATGTAATTCTAATTCTTTTCCTATTGTTTATGATTTTTCTTCTGAAAAAACAGAATTATTACAATTACTTAAAGAAAAATTTACGTCTATACAACGTGTCGCGTTTGTATTTCATGGTTCCGAATCTACACGTTTTCTAGACCAAGAATATTTATTTACTGAACAGGATTTAATAAATCCAGATAATTTTAGCGATAATCTTCAATTTATGATTAATCTTGCAAATTCATTTCATATTAAAAATATGGATTTTTTAGCTTGTAATACTCTGCAACACGAGAGTTGGAAATCTTATTATAAAATATTAGAAAGTTCAACAGGTGCAGTAGTAGGTGCATCCAATGATTTAACTGGTAATTTAAAATATGGTGGTGATTGGATAATGGAAAATACACAAGAAGAAGTGCAATCAATTTATTTTACAGATGAAATTCTTAATTATCAATATTTACTTAACCCTATTATATTAAATTCAGTTAAATATTCTTATAGCGATACAACAGCAACAGCAACAGTAATAGGATTTTCACTTCCACCTTCTTTATGGAATTTAATAATACCTAATTCTATAACTGTTAATAATATAACTTACAATGTGACTAGCATTGGTATTTCTGCATTCCGGTCATGCACCTCTCTGGCAGCGGTGACTATACCAGTTGGGGTGACTAGTATTGGTAATCAGGCATTCTATCAATGCACCTCTCTGACAGCGGTGACTATACCAAACGGGGTTACTAGTATTGAGTATCAGACATTCGTATATTGCTACTCTCTCACAGCAGTGACTATACCCTCATCAGTGACTAGAATTCTTGATAATGCATTCCAAGCATGCACCTCTTTGACACAAATAACTATACCAGTCGGGGTGACTAGCATTGGTATTGGTGTATTCGCAACATGCACCTCTCTCACAGCGGTGACTATACCAGTCGGGGTGACTAGTATTTTAGATAGTTTATTCAATGGATGCACCTCTCTGACAGCGGTGACTATACCAGTCGGGGTGACTAGCATTGGTTATATGTCATTCTATGGATGCACCTCTCTGGCAGCGGTGACTATACCAGTGGGGGTGACTATTATTAAAAGTTATGCATTCGCATCATGCTCTTCTCTCACATCAGTGACTATACCCTCATCAGTGACTAGTATTAATGGTGATGCCGCATTCGCTACATGCTCCTCTCTTGCGGAAGTAAATTGGACAAATCCTGCATTATTAACTTCAATCAAAAGTAATACATTTTTAAATTGTTCTCAAATAACAACTGTAACATACTACAACACTGCAAATAATACAAGCTTACCTATTGTTTTAAGAACTTATACATACGGTAATAGTAATCCAACAATAATTTTTCAAGTAAATAAATTAATACCAACAATTTCAAATTTTGAAATTCCTGTAAAAACATATGGAAATATACCATTTACAATCGTATCTCCAACTTCAAACAGTCCTGGTTTATTTACTTATACTAGTTCTAATACAAGTGTTGCAACTATTTCTGGAAACACAATAACAATTTTGGGAGCAGGTAGTTCTATAATTGAAGCAACTCAAGCCGCTACAGATGTATATTATAGTAATACAATTATGACAAATTTTAATGTTTTATCAAAAACAACTCTAATAACTGCGCCAATTTCATTAACTAAAACTTTTGGAGATTCTTCATTTCAACTTATTTCTTCTTCAAATAACAATGAAGCACCTTTTATATATAGTTCTTCTGATACAACAGTTGCAACAATATCAAATTTAGGAATTGTTACAATCATTGGAGCTGGAACCGCTAATTTAATTACATCTCAAATTTCTTCTACAAATTATACATCTAGTTTTACAACAAGTATTTTAACTATTTCAAAGCAAACTACATTAATAACTATAGAAAATCCTATATTTAAAACTTTAGGAGATCCTGCTTTTCAACTTTTATGTTCTTCAAATAATAATGAATCATTATTTATATATATATCATCTAATACAGAAGTTGTTACAATAACTGATTTAGGAATAATTTCCATTATAGGAACTGGAACCTCAATTTTAACTATATCTCAAAATGAATCAGCAAATTATACATCAAATGTTTCTACATTTAATTTAAGTATAATTACTAGTGATAAAACAAATTACTCAATAAATATGGGACTTCAAAACATGACTAAACAATTTAGTGGATATTTAGAGGATAGTTCATTAGATAAAACAACTAATTCATATGATTTTTCACTACCAATTTCCAATTATAGTCGTGATTATTTAATTGATAGTGAAAATAATTCATTTAGAGGATATTTTGCTGTTAATTCATTAGGTATAATAACTAATATATATGATTTATCACAACAAATATCTAATTATAAATGGAAGGATATATTTTTAAATAGTAATGAAAATATTATATATAATTCATTTTCGGAAACATTTAGTAATAGTATAATTATTGATACAACTTCAAATATATTTTTTCAATCATTAAGTACGCAGAATAATCAAGCCATACTTTTTAATAATTCATTTAAAACCCAATATGTATCTATAGATGGAATTGTAGAAAATATTACAGAAGTTGGAATTAATATTTTTGTAAATATAATTATAGATACTAATAGTATAATGAGTACTAGTCAAACTATCTACTTAGAAGAGCTTAACGTTGCTATTACGGCAATGCTTGGTCATTTCGATGACATGGTGACACCTGCCCCTTTTACTGCTGATGCAGTTGCGTCAATCAGTGTTCCTGTTAATATTCTTCAAGACACATTTTTATACCAAACTGATGCTGTAGATCTTGATGATATTATTGCGAATGATATTCACTATAGATTTGTGTATGATCCAGTGAACAAACCTTTTGGTAATCCTGATGTGTTGGTTAACACACAAGTGATTCAAGGAGCAATTGATGCTGGCGCAAACTTAAATAGTGCTTCTGATGATTTTCTTCGTTACATCGCATTTAAATTATTTGGTACACCACTTGGTGTTGATTTAATTGCGAATGAAAAAGAAATTTTAGATGCGCTCAGTGAATCATTCACAATTAATCTAGACGCAAAATTAATATCAATTGCTTCTGAAGGAGTATTAGATAGAAGTGTGATTATAAATAATCCTTCCAAAAAGGTTATGGATGTGCTTATACTAACACAACCTGGACGTTTTGCCGATATTTTACAATATGCTGTGGATGGTGAACCTTCTTGGTTTAAAGTGCCATTAGCAGTTGGTGATATTGTATATATGCAAGTAGTTATGAATCCTGCAACTGATCAACATCTTCTCACTAATTTACCTTCCGCAATATTGGCTAGAAGTTATAATTTGAAATTAATTGCTTCTGCTGCTGTTGTGGCTTAAATTCTATCATTTAATATATAATATTTATTTTAGAAAAGTATTTACACATAAAAACATTATAATTTATTTAATAATAATGTTTTTAATCAATTAATTAATTTTATTTTTTACTCTGAATTTCTTTTATTCTTGCGTCATATTTAGAGTTCCATTCATAACAAGTTCCATCCATATTTTGAACATGTTGATGAGACTTGTATTGTGATGGATTTGTATAAAACAACACAGAAGAACCATTTTTACTTTTTTTACATTCACCTGTTGCAAGAGCCACTTTAAAAAATAAATCCTCGTCTTTTGTGCCTACTTTACTTTTGTAATAACAACCAGTTTCTGCATCTCTGATATTTGAACCTAATCCGCCAGATGTGGTATATACAACAACTTTGGTTCTTTTAAGATTACCATCAGAACGAGGACTCATTCTCCAAATCACATTGTATCCTCTATCTAATCTTTTTGTATCTTCAATAAATTTATAATTATCCATTGATTCAGACAAAAAATCAGAATCATCATACGCCGGATTAAAATTATCTGTATATTCCATTTTATGTTGATATTTTATTTAATTAAAATATCTTTAAGCGCTTTTATTTATAATATTATTTAAAGAATATCAGGGGAAGACTGTGAAAGTTGAATATGTTTTATACTGTCTACTTGTAGTGTTCTCTCTTTAATTTTTTCTTGAATTCTTTCATTTACAATTTGTTTAATTTTATTTTCAAAATAAGAAACTTGTTCTTTTAATTGATTATTTTCTACTGATAATTGTTGTAATAATAAACTTTGTTGATTTATAGTATTTTGTGCCGCCTGAGGATAAGAACTCATATTTATTTTATTAATAGTGTTGTTATATTCTGTTTGTTTGATTGTGTGTTCTTTAATCATTTGTTGTCTTTTCTCTCTTATTTCATTAAGTTGTTTTGTAACATCTGGTTTATGAATAGTCTTACCAGGTTCATACGCATCTAATAATGCATCAATATCTTTCATAAAAAATTGTAATATTTCTGGTTCTTTAATCATGTCAGTTGGAATTATTGGTGATTCATTCATATTAGGATTTGGTCCCTGTTGTAATAATTCTTTTTTATCAAATGAATTATGATTATGTGAAAATACTAAAATTGTTTTTTTTGAATCTAACTGAACAAATGGAATTGTATAATCTTTTAAAAATTTTCTCTCTTCGGCAACAGAAGAAATATCATCAAATTTAGTTTTACTTAATAATTCTCTTTTAAAAGCAAATGTTGCAGCAGTAGAATGATTTGGACCATATGGACCAAACTGTATCATCTTATTAATATGTTTAAAATAAATAAGCATTGCGCTTGACCCTGCGCACAAGGCTTTTTTATTACTTATTAACATTTCAACAGCATGACTTATTCTTTCAGGAGGATAGTAATCATCATCATCCATATAAATAATAATTTCACCTTTTGATTTTTCATTTAATAAATTACGCTTTTTACCTAAAGTCATTTTTTCATCATATTTAAAATATTTTACTTGAGGAATATGTGTAACAAGTTCTTCTATTTTATCTGTTCCATCATCTACAATTATCCATTCAATTTTATCTTTTGGATATGTTTGATGTTCAAAACACTTTATCATAATAGGTATGAAAGGTCTTCTATTAAAAGTTGGAGTACATACACTAATAAATGGATATTTAGATTTATGTTTGTTATCTTTATTTCTCATTTATATAATTAATTAATATTTATTTAAGTATTATTTATGATATAATTTTTTACCAATATTTTTTAATTCTTTTGATAAACTTCCGCCTTTTTGTTCACCAAATAATAAATGATATAGCAATCCGTGTTTTACCTTTATTGGTTCTTTAAAACTACACGTTTTTTTAGCTTGAATAAAACTCGTCAAAGATGATAAATTTTCTTTATTTACAGGTTTAAATATATCAATTGCAATTATTCCAAAATGAATTAAGACTAATACTATTATTGAAAATATACCAGGAATAGTTCCTAATTTAGTAAATGCACTTACCATCACTAGAAAACTGAATACACCCATGATAAGGGTTTTATAATATTTAAATACATATTGAATTATTTCTATAGATGTAATAAGTTTACCATTTAGCTCTGCTTTATATGTTATATTAGTAAACATACACCAAAACATTGCTAATGAAGAAATAACTGTAAAAAGAGGAAAACAAAAGAAAAATAAAATAATAAATAAAATAACTAAACATATTCCACAAAAATAATTAAATGGACTAAATAATCCAACTTCTTCCCAATTTGGGTTTCCTGTTCTAGTATCATTTGTATTTGTTTTAAAAAACCATCCCATGTTGGCAAACCATAAATAAATTATATATAAATTATCAAACATAAAAATAAATGTAGATATTACACCAATAATTATTGGACCAAATAAAATGAGCAATACTTCTGGTAAACTATTCAACATATTTAGAATAGTGTTAAACGCCGAATAATTAAATTGAATTACTGATTCCATTATTGAAATAAAATAGTTTGCTAAAAAGTTAGAATTTGGTTCATTTTTATATTCTCGAAACATATCTAAAATTTTATTTGAAGAATTGTATTCATTGTAAGGAAAATTTATTTTCATTGATAATGCAGGGTCTGTAAATGTACTAAAAATATTTATTTTAATTGGTTCAATATGTGGTTTTGTTTCTTCATATGGATAACAATGAATATTTGTTGGTAATATGTTAGATTGACCTAATTTACATGCGTATAATAATAAACCACTTGTTCCATAGTACATTGCAATAATAACAAATAAAACTATTACTGTTATGATAAAACCACCAATATTAGAAATTAAATTAGGTTGATTTGATGAACTTGGCTGGTCTTGTTTTTCATCAATTGCAGAGGTATCACTTGATTCTGACATTACTTATAATAAATTGATATAAAATATTTGAATTACTTATTTATTTACTAAAATGCAAAATTCAGTTTATATTTTTATATCAATTTATATTATATGAAATTACCAACAAAAATAATTTTGGCAATAATTAGTTTTATTTTAGTTATATTAATATTTAAATGGGTTGATTACTTAGCTATTAATAATTACATTATTGAATCTTTCACTTCAACAAGTCATACAGTTGATTTACCTTTAACAACATCATATAGTTGTAAAAATTTTTGCGGTCCAACATCAAGATGTTCTATGACAGGTCATCAATGTTTGGCAGATATCGACTGTCCAGGTTGTCAACCAAATTCACCTCATCTAAAATCAAATAATAATGTTCCTGGAGACAATGCTGCAGGAAAATTAACAATAGGTGTAACACCAAGATATTCATCTTTAACAAATGGTTATGGAACACAAGAAACTATAATTACTTCAAACATGTATTCTAAACCTTTAATGCCTAATTTTGGTGTAAATACTTGGATAGATAAATTTAATAAAGAGCAAATGCTTTTTAATAAAAGATATAAAGCTTTTGATATACCAAATTATCCAGAAAGATATAGTTTAACAGGTGAATTCATTGAAGATGGACCATTTGCTTCCAATGCAAGTCTTCCAGAAAAATAAAATTAACTATTTTATCTATTTTATCTATTTTATCTATTATTACTTTTTTGCGATTTTCTTACTTTTCAACTAATATTTCTTTTGAAATTTTTGCAATTATTTTTTCTTCTTTTTCAAAATCATTGTCACCAGAACCTCCCATAGATTCTACAATAATTTTATTATATTGATCTGAAAATTTAGATACAGATTTGCTGCAATCAGGATGTGCTTCTTTAAATTTTGGTAATAATCTCGCATTTTTAGAAGCAACTCTTTTTACTAATTTGTGCATTTTTTGTTTGGTTTCATCTTTTTCCCATTTATTTTCATCTTTAACATAAAGAGTTTCTCTCTTCTTATCAGTGCAATGAACAGGTCTTTGTGTAATATCAAGTTCTTTAAGATTTTTAACTATTATGTTTGAAATTCCTTCTACATATCCTATTTCTCCAACTCTCTCTAAATCAGTTAATTGTAATTTAATTGAATCAATAAAATCCATTATATTCATTGCATCTTTACATGTTTCATTTAAAAAGAATTGTAAATTAAATGTTTTATTGTGTGAATTATTATTACAATTAATATTATTAGTTCCATTTTCAATAACTTTTAACATCATGGTCTTATATTCATCTTTTTCTTTACACATTTCTAATAACAATTGTTTAAAATCTTTATTTTCATTAATTAAAATCATAATTAAATCTTTGTCATTATTTTCTTTTGTATTATTGGTAATACATTGTTTTTCGTGATACCATAAACTATTTCTTGCTCTATATTCCTTATTACATTTTTTACAAATAAATATTTGGCGATTTTTGGCGACATTTTGTTCTAAATTGTTCAATTCTGTTCTATTTTTATGTTTTGATGTCAATAAGTGTTTATTATAATCACTTTTTTTGCTACATTTGTAGTCACACTTTTTACAAATAAAAATACTGGAGATTTCTGGCGAGTTTTTCATTCTAAATGTTCTAATATAAATTAATAATTAAATTTTTTAAATACTTTTCCGTATAAATAATATTTTTTTATCATAACAAAATAAAAAATATTATTTTAATGTTAAGACCATAAGAATTTTTATGCAGTAAAGAAATCTTTTTTGGGCAAAGTATTCCAGTATTTCAATTTTGGACATTTATTTTTGTCCATTTTCAAAATCTAGAAAAAACTTTCCCCAGTTTTTTTTGATAAAACAAAAGGGTACATTTCTTTAAGTAACCAAATAATATATATTTTAAATAACATGTAAACACTTAAAATATATGTTCTGTTTTCAACTCATATAACATATCAATGTAATTTTTATACAAATGTAAATCTAAACACGATTTATCAATGAACAACATACTTTTTACGATATACAGTATTTCTATATTGGTTCCATCTAATATTGAAATAATACCAAGTAACTTATGAGCTAATTTTCTAACTTCATGACATTCTTTTATATTTTTAAATTCTTTTATTATATTGTTGTAATCTTCTTTTGCCGTTGTAATTAAATCTAAATATATTTCAAAATTCTTATCACAAATTTCATAAAAAATATATTTATTTATACGCAACATATAATAATACTTTATTTTTAAATATAAAAATATTATAACTGTAATACATCATAATATTTTTTAAGTTGCATACATAAGACCTGCGTTTCCACCAATAAATGTAACCATATTTACACGTTCTTCAATTAAATACATATTAAAATTATAGTCATAAATGCGCCATGTTGGTTTATTAATTCCCACAATATCTCCGGTTGTTGGGTCGCAAATAGTTAAAACCTGTGCATATGGATCAATTGGAGGAGATATAGTTGTAAACTCAAATTGAATATTTGTAAATCTACTCATATTCATAGCTCCTGAAGGCTGAACAACCATTTGATCTGTATCTAAACAAAAATTATAACAATATAACCCAGGAGGTGCGTTGCCAGATGTTCTTACATATTTTTCTATAAAATTATACACTCCAGATGGTAACATATTTTCTCTGTATTGTCCATCCATTAATATTCCAAGTGCTATTAAAATATATTGTATATTTTGTGGATTATATACTCCAGTAAGATAAAGCCCACTAAGACTTCCATCTGGATTTAAGCCAGGACCCAGTAAAGGAGGTCCAGTTGGATCAGGATTTGGAACATCTCCTGCAGTAGGTGCAGGTGAAACATCTTGTGGCATATAATTATAAGGCCAATTTGTATAATTTGACCATTGATTACGCAAGTTTGCATCACTTCTTTGAAAATAAAACATCCAACTTATAACCATTCCAATTGAGTCTAAATTTATCTTATTTTGACCTGTTATATTATAATAGGGTTTTTCATAAACTTGTTTAAATAAATATTTTTGCTCATTTTTTGCAAATATATCTGCTTCATCATTAGAGAGAAAACAATAAGTGCAATTTAAATTAATATCTGCGTTCCAATTTGTTCTTGTGTCTAAATAAGATGTTGACCCCAAAATTTCATCAGGAGGTGTTTGCAAAAATCTATAAAATTGCATATAAAATTGATTAAAATTAGGCGCAACTACAGGAAAATTATTTGTATGATCCATAACATCACGAATAGTAAACCATTCATTTATAGGTCTTAATGTCACATTTATTTGTAGTTCATTATATTGAAGAGCAACTAATGGAAATGCTTGACTTGAAATTAAATTAAACCATGCGCCAAGTGGAATATATAATGTGCGTCCAGTTATGGATGGTTGCGCTCCTGCAGGACTGGTAGTGTAATAAGCAGTTGGATAAGCATTCACACGTGCACCATAATTTGCAGGGTCATTTAGTTCTGCAGTTTGTCCTATCATTGAATTAAATAAAGCTAATTTATTACCTGCAAAATCTCGCTGGGTTGAAGCTAATAGATATTGTCCCGAATATTTTTGTAATTGTTGATTGCCACAATTAATAGTTATCTGACTTATAATTTGAGCTCCTATATTTTCAATCCATTGAAATTCATAAGGAGCCCAATCTGTATATCCTGTTGAACCATCTGGATTTATGTATGCTTGCGGTGGTATTACAGAGCTCCATATGTTGGGTAGATTTATTGATATATAACAGTCCATAAGCAAATCACCGTATCGTTTAATTTTAAAATTAAATGTAGATTCTGTAGTTAAATTTAATAATGGTGTTCCTTCATAATCTAAACGAAAATTTTGTTTTCCCCAGTTTGTATATTTTTTATAAGTTGCTTTCCAGAATGTTTTTGATGGATTTCCGTTTAATATAATATTTTGTTGCCCTACGGACACCAATGACATAAGACCGCCTGCCATAGTTAATATACAATATATTAATTTTTTAATTCTTTATTTCATCATAATATAATTTTATTATACTCACTAAATATAACTTAAAAATTTTTTGTTATTATAATATAACTTAAAAATACACCAAAAAAATTCTTCGCAAATAAATCCAATATATTATAAGATGCATTTTTTATATAATAAGGTAAAACAGCTGCAATTCCATAAAGAGACCAAAAAAAGAAAAAATACCAAAATAGTTGCGTTCCTGTTTTAGTTTGAACGGCATAATTTATATAAATTATATAATAATACAATAAAAATGGTATAAACCCTAAAATAACACCTAAAAATGTATTTATTTTTTGTTGTTCACCTAAATATCCAAATAATAACATTAACCAATTTAGATATATTATATATGTTATCATAGTTGAATTTTCTAATAATACATTAAATATATCTAATGTTGATGTATCTTTTTTTTCATTTGTATGCTTCAAATAAATTAAATATATAATTAATGTAATTAACATTGTTGGTGTTGTTATTGACCAATCTATGTATCGTTTTGGTGTGATATTTGATACTTCATTAAAATTATAAAGTAACCATAAATAAAATAATCCTTCTATCATTTGAACAATTACTTCTAAACCTAATAATTGTTTTATTATTATATGTGCTGGGTCAACATTTATAAAAAGGGTCCCAATTTCTAATGTTCCAGTTGCAAACTGAATAAAAACTGATAAAATTAATGTGACATAAAAAATATATTTGGAATTCATATATTATTATATTTTTATAAAATAATATAATATATTAGATATAATGTTAACACCAACAACGAATTATTTAAGCACAATAAAAAATATTGATGAAAATTTTCAGAGTTACATGATTATGGTATTTATTTTCATAATTATGATAATTTTTGTTGGATATATGATTTACTTAAGTAAATTACAAAACCGTGAAGTTAGTTATATGAATAATTTATATCCTTCAGTCAATGGTAATATAAAATCAATTTCAGATAAAGACCCTGATTGTAGTGGAAATCTATATGATTACTATATTAAAACAGCTTATAATGCTTGTTCTGGAGGTTCATTTAAAAATGATTTTGTAGATATAGGAGTTTTAAAAGCTGTACTCAAACAAGGTGTGCGTTGTTTAGATTTTGAAATTTATTCAATTGATAATGACCCTGTTGTTGCAACAAGTACAACAGATGATTATTATGTTAAGGAAACCTTTAATTCAGTTGCTTTTGCGAATGTAATGGATACAATCAGTAATTATGCTTTTGCAGGAGGTTCCTGTCCAAATCCTAATGATCCTTTAATAATTCATTTAAGAATTAAAAGTAATAATCAAGAGATATATAGTAAATTAGCTAATATATTTAAGTCATATGATTCTATTATGCTTGGAAAAGAATATAGTTTTGAAAATTCAGGAAAAAATTTAGGAAGTGTTCCATTATTAACTTTTAAAAATAAAATAATTTTGATTGTTGATAAAATAAATAATGCATTTTTACAAAATCAAGATTTTTTAGAATATGTTAATTTAACAAGTAATTCTATATTTATGAGAGGATATAACTATTATAATGTAAAAAATAATCAAGATACGCAAGAATTGACTGAATTTAATAGAAGAGATATGACAATTGTATTTCCAGATAAAGGAACCTCACCATCAAATCCAAGTGGTTATTTATGTCGTTCATATGGTTGTCAAATGGTTGCAATGCGTTATCAAACTGTTGATAATTTTTTGATGGAAAATGCATTATTTTTTGATAATTGTAATTATGCTTTTTGTTTAAAACCTGCAAATTTAAGATATCAACCTGTTACAATTCCAGACCCAATACCTCAAAACCCAGCTTATTCATATGCAACAAGAAATGCAACAACTGATTATTATAATTTTAATTTCTAATTTATATAATTAAATATATATAAAGAATTATTTATATATATTATAATGTCATCTAAAATACCATTTATTATTTTAGAGTCTTGTCCAGATTATAAAGCACCATATATAAATCAAATATCTGGTTCATGTTTTGAGAAAGAAATTTCATATTATTTTGTTAATAAAGTTTGTGAATTTATTTTTCATAGAATTAATTATATAAATATAAATACAGTGAAGGATATTACAGATTTTTGGAATAGTTATTATGATGATTATGAAGTACATGTAGTTAATCCACCTTGGGAAGCTAGTATATTTATGCATAATAATTGGAAAAATATTACACCATCAGATGATGAAATATTTGAAAGAATTGTTAAACTAAAAATATGGGAAAAAGAAGAAATTAAAGATGAACTACATGAATTAACAGAAGAGGAAAAAAATGATTTATATAAAAAAGAAGATGATTTAATAATAAATAAAATAAAAGAATTTATTGAAGCAGATACAGACCAAAGTGAAGAAGATAAAGCTGAATCAATAATTAGTATAATAAACCAACTTATTACAAATACTCATAATGAAAAAAATAATGAAAAGACCGAAGAATTGCACGACTTTTTTAAGATTATAGAAAGTGGTGTTGAAAAAGATATTGAACAAATTACACAAGATTTAGAAATTCAACATACCGATGAAAATTCACAAAAATTAGCGCACAATATTGAAAAATATGGTAATTTATTAGAATGTAAAAAAAAACTTAAATTTTAAAATAGCCATTCATCTAAATTAATATCATTAATTAAATATTTTAATTTAATTTTATCTGCATAAATTTTATTTATTACATTTCGTCTATATGCTCTAAATTTATTGATTTCATTTACAATATCATTCAATGAATGTGAAGGATTCCATTTATTTTGACAAGTAAAAGAATTACAACAAAAACAATCAATCCCATACATAGTATATAACAATTTTTTTAAAGTTTTACTATTAATAATAAAGTATTCAAAATAACAGGTATTATTATAATATATTTTAGGTGGTATGAATGGATGTGATTCAGAAATATCAAATTTATATTTTTGCGTTTTATTATTTTTTATATCATAAATAATAATTGAATTATTTTGAAGCGAACAATCAACTTCAACTTTGTCGTATAATTTATATAAAATATTTAATTCATTTATAATTCGTTTTTTTATAAATTTTGAAGTAAATGCATTATTAATTTTAATGATATTTTGTTCAATAAGTTGTTCCATTTTATTATTATAAATTAAATTTTTAATAATAAATATAATTAATATATAAGAACATGAAATCAAAAAATATTTGTAAAGATTTATCATTTGATGATTGTGAATTAGCAATTCTTCGTATGGCAGTAGATAAAGCAGAAGAAAAAATGGGCAGACGTAATGTAAATTCTGATGATATAAAAAAAATAATTAAAGTTGTTGAAGATTTCATTAGACGTAAAAATTTAATTTGTTATGGAGGGACCGCAATTAATAATATATTACCATCTGAAGACCAATTTTATAATAAAGACATAGAAATACCAGATTACGATTTTTTTACAACAGATGCTTTAAATGATGCAAAAGAATTAGCAGATATTTATTATAAACAAGGGTTTGATGATGTTGAGGCAAAATCAGGACAACATCACGGAACATATAAAGTTTTTGTTAATTATATTCCTGTTGCTGATATAACACTTCTTCCAAAAGGAATTTATAATGTAGTTAAAAAAGATGCAATAAGAGTTGGTGGAATATTATATACACCACCAAATTATTTAAGAATGTCAATGTATTTAGAATTATCAAGACCTGCAGGAGATATTAGTAGATGGGAAAAAGTTCTGAAACGATTATCCCTTTTAAATAAACATTATCCAATAACTAATTTAAATTGTAATCAAGTTGAATTTCAAAGAGGTATGGAAAATAAAACAAGAAAAGATGAAATTTATGATAATGTTAGAAACACATTAGTTAATCAAGGTGTTGTATTTTTTGGAGGGTATGCGATTTCTCTCTATTCTGAATATATGCCTAAAAATATTAGACATAGATTAGAAAAAAATGCTGATTTTGATGTTTTATCAAATGATCCAGAAACTACATCAGAAATAATTAAAGAACGTTTAAAAGATATTGGTATTACAAATACTAAAATCATTAAGAGAGAACCAATTGGCGAAGTAATTCCATTACATTATGAAATTCAAATAGGTAAAGATACAATTTGTTTTATTTATAAACCAATAGCTTGCCATAGTTACAATGTTTTGAACATAGCTGGACAAAAAGTTAAAATTGCTACGATTGATACAATGTTAAGTTTTTATTTAGCATTTTTATATGCTGACAAACCTTATTATAATAATTTTTTAGATAGAATATTATGTATGTCAAAATTTCTTTTTGATGTTCAACAAAAAAATAGATTAGAACAAAAAGGACTTTTAAGAAGATTTAGTGTTACTTGTTATGGTCATCAAGAATCAGTTGAAGAAATGCGGTCACATAAAGCAGAAAAATATAAAGAACTAAAACAATCTGGAAATAAAAAAGAATTTGATGAATGGTTTTTAAATTATAAACCAGATGATAAAAAAGTAGATAATAAAAAAGTAGATGATAAAAAAGTAGATGATAAAAAAGTAGATGATAAAAAACTAGATGATAAAAAACTAGATGATAAAAAAGTAGAAAAGAAAAAGAAGAAAAAAACAAGAACTAAAAAAAATAAACCATTTGCACTTTATGGAGGTAAAACTAGACGCAATAAGTAAATCATTGAGGATAATAACTATCTCCATAACAATCATCTAATTTATCTTGAAATGTAACATGTTTTTGTTTATTAATATAAAAATTGTAAATAAACATTATAATGACCAAACCTAAAATTGCAACTGCAATATAAATATATATAATATAATCAGTTAAATAATCTCCTTCTAAATCAGGAATATTAATATTACTTAATGAAAATTCTGAACTAGTTATATCAATTGCATCCATTTTTATAAAATGATATTAATGTTGCTTAATTCAAACTCACAAACAATAATTTTCCAATAATATAATAAAAATATCATTTGTTATTTTTGATAATATTTTAAATAAAATTGATTGTTGAATATCATCAGAAATTGTATTTTTAATTAAAATTATTAAATATATTAAATAAATACAAATTTTTTCTATAAATAATTTAATATAATTAAACCCTATATTTATTATATTCCAATCATTAACATAGCTACACATTGGAGTATTACTTTGTTTAATATAAAAAGAATGTATATCTAATAAACCAGAGAGAATTCTATGAAAATTTGATTTTTCATTTTTAACATTTATTAAATTGCTTATTTTGTCATATCCAAATAAATCTAAATATAATATTTTTTTCCCTTGTTCTTTTCTAAAAACATAAGGATTTATGCCGTCAATATATTTATTTTTATACAATATATCACCATCTATCAAAAATGGAATATAACAAGATTTAATTATAGTATTAATTATATCATCTGTATTTTTATAATATGATTTAACTGGTTTTGTTCTTTTTTTTATATTATTATATGTAATGAATAATTTATTATTTACTTTATTACATATATCTTCTGGAATATGACACGTTAAATAATTTTTAAGTATATTAATAATATGTAATTTATATGTTTGTCTAAAATCTTTATTAATTATTTCATATAATTTAGGCATCAGGTCTAAACCATCAATATAATATAAAAAAGCAACAATAGAACCAACACTACAGCCTGATATTCTCTCAATTTTAATATATTTTCGTTTTTCCATTTCTTTTAAAAAATATAAAGCCCCTACAAGATAGCTACCGTTAAATATACCCCCATCCAATACTAAATCAATTAATTGAGGTTTTTCTACGTTTTTTATATTTTCGGGTAAATTATCTATTAATTTTATAACATATTCATTTATCATACTTAATTAATTTATAAAATAAAATGTAATTTATCCGCTTATTTTAGAAAGCACCAAAATGATTTGAAACTTTATTAAGTATATAAAATAATAATCCAAAAAGAATACTTGTAAACATAAATCCATTAATATTTAGATTTCCGTCATTTGAAAATAAAACAGGAAAGTAACTAAACAAAAATTTTCTAAAAAAAGGTAACTGAAATAAGAAATAAATGACAGCTAGTAAAAGAGGTATTTGAATTTCATTATACATATCATCTAATGAATTTTGTCCTTGCATATTTTTATTATAATCATTAATCATGTCACTAGTTTGTTCATAATTTCTTATATAGTCAATATTGTTTTGTGGAGATGGAATATAATTTGGTTGAATTTGTGGATCTGTACTATGTCCTGAAGTTGTCATAGGAACATCTCTAGATGATAATTGTGTTATTCCTGTCAAACTGGCTTGTTGAAGTCCATTGACAATTTGGCTTATAGTAGTTTGATCTAAACTTAAACTTCCTGATTGTGATGATGATGATGCTAAATTCTCAGAAGCAGATAATGATATATTATTGTTGATATTTCCTCCGCCGATTGGGTCAGTTGGTAAATCTAAAATATTGGTTGATTCGCTCATAATTATTATAAAGAATGATTGATTATAATAATTACGCAAATATTATTCAAAATTAATTATTTTTGATGTTAAACTACATTTTGTTGCAATAGGTTTATAATTTACACATTTATTATTGATTTTATATATTTTGTCTTTAATTTGATCTAAAGGTGGAGCATGAAAAATTAAACAATCTTTATTTTTACATACAATTCTAAATAAAGAAGCTAAACCAAAACCCAATAATATTGACATTAGTGTTTTTCCTGTTTGAGTATGAACAAATTTACCAAGATTCATTCCTATTATATATTAGATATAATATTATAATAATTTTATTTTTTATGATTGTATGGGTATGGTAGATATTTTTGTATTATCTTTTGGGCAATCCATAATTTCCTCTTCAAAATAAAAACAATTTTCAGCTTTATCTTTAAATAAAACTTTGTCAATATTTTCTGGACTAGGATAAATATAAATTGTTTTCATTTCTGGTCCTAAAATATATACAAAAAAAAACCCAATTGCAAAACTAATTATAAAAACAGGAAATGAAATATAATCAAATAACATATATAATCTATACATATTAATTTAGAAAAATCCTTTATTAAATCCAACTTCTGCTGAAACATAATCATTCATACTATTTCTTAACATATCGTAATTTTTAATCCCATTTTTTTCAGAATAAAATGATAAATTTGTTTTTTGTAAAGAGGCATCTAATTTTTTAAATACATCATTATAAATTTTTACACCAAAATCATATTCACCAGATGCTAACTTATCAGGTGGTATTTTTAATTCAGCAGGTGGTGTAAAGTCATAACCATATGTTTTATTTTTTTGATTAATATAATTAAACATAAAATCTTTCATCCATTCATGATTTACCATTAATACATTTTTAAGTTTAATAGGCATTTTATTCCAAACAAGTTTATATTTAGGATTATTCCATTTAATACCTCCATCCACATATGTAGGTTCATCTGTTATATTTCCTTCAATTTGTGTTTGTGTTTGTGTTTGTGTTTTTACTGGTTCTTCATCTTCATCAGACTCAATTATTAAAAGTTTTTTTTTATTAGTTGTGGTCTGTACACCAATGTTATATGATACAACTTTATCTTGAAAACTACTATATGATAAGTGTGAAATACTATGTTTTGTTTGAATTAAATTACACGTATTTAAATCCACATTATGCCAAACTCTTGTTTCATCATATTTCAAAGTTCTAATTTTATTAAATAATGGTTGTATGATTGTTGCATAAATATTTGCTGCATCACTTGCAAATTGCACGTTATTAGTTTTATTCATTTGTTTGATACACTCTTTAATTTGTGTTATTTGTACATATAAATCAGTAGTGGTTTCACTAATTTCTGTTTTTATTTTATCATTATCAATAATATTATTATACTTATTCAGATATGATTCATATAATTTAGAATATAAATTGATGGTTTCTTTTAATTCTTCAAATTCTTCTAATACATTTTCAGAAGTTAAATATCCAAATAATAATTTATTTTTATTATTAATTATTTCATTTTTTGTGTCAGAAATTTCTTTTTGTAGTGTATTTAAAAATTCTGATAGTAACTCTATTTTACCAATTTGAATTTTTATGTCTAAATAACACGGGTCAGCAATAATTCCACAAGTTGCACTATATTGTCTATATGAGTCAATATTATCATTATCTGGGAAAAAAGTATTTTTAAATATTGTTCCACCAGGTCTTTTACAATTAATACATTTTGGTTTAAGTTTTAAGTACTGTGAACGTTTTTCTTTATTACTCATATTTAGATTATTTATAATAAGCTTTTTATTTTTTGAAATAATATCTTCATAATCACGTTTAAGTGTAAAGTATTCATCTAAAGCTGCATATACATCAGTTAAAATTGTGATTGGAACTGTTTTTGGTGGGTCTAATTTTGATGGAACTGTTTTTGGTGGGTCTAATTTTGGTGGTAATGGTCTTATATTTATGTTTTCAGATGATGAGGATACAGTTGTTCCGAATATTGAATTCATTAAATCAGTAGAAATTTGTTCCATTATATATAATATCTAATAATTTATTTGAAATTTTTAAATTAATATGTTGATTTAGAATGTATGATATCATATTCACTTTCCCAACTAGGTAAACCTGTAATTAATTCTTGTTGCGCTACACGTTTAGCATCCTGAAAAATTTTAATTTTTGATAAAATATATTGTTGTTTTTGTTTATTTTTTATATCTAACTCAACAGGTGTTAATCGTCCTTTGTATTTATAAAGTAGAATTAGTCCTAAAATAATCAAAAATCCAATAAATAAACTAATATTAAATACAATATTATGAAAATTATCTCTTGTAATATGACATTGTTTAAGAGTATGATGTAAAAAATATTTGACTCCAGGTTCAACAAGTGCAGGTTTATATCCTTGATTTGAAAAGTCATTTAAATCCATAATAATTATAGTTAAAATTATAAATTAATTTATACATATTATCTATATATGGCTAGCTCTTATTTAAATATTATAACTTTTTTATTAACAACTTTATTTTATTATTTGGCAATAAAGCCTAGTTTTACATATGAAATATTGATTGATCCAAAAAAACATACCGAATATATAAGTAACAGTTATATGTATTTAGCTATTTATTTATTATTAGTTATGGTTATTCAATTTATTGTAAATTCATCAATAATATCTTCTACATGTGGTGGAAATATAACAGAAAATATGGGTGCCGCAGGTGTAATGACTTTTTTACCATGGACATTAATTTTTGGTGTAATAATTTTAATTTTAACTATTTATCCTGGTTTTAAAAGTGCTTTTTCTGATGTTGTAGGTTATTTTTGGATTTCAAGTTCAGCTAATAAAATAATAACTGAATTATTAATTAATCCTGATGTTCAAAAAAAAATTAATTCAGACATAGAATCATCACCTCAACAAAAAGAGGCAATGCAAAGTGCCGCTGATGCAATAATTAAAATATGTGGTAATACTTCAGTATTAATTAACCAAATTGTTCCAACAAATTTTAATTCTTATTGGTCAATTTTAACTCCATTAATGAAAGATAAGTATAAACAAAATAGTCCTGAAACAGATGAGATAAAAAAAGAATTATTTGAATTAGTTATTACTAGAGATAATGTTGGTGAATCAATGTGGTACATATACACTGGAATCCTTTTAACATCCCTGGTTCAACTAAAAATAACATCAAGAGGATGTTTAAATAATCCAAAAACAATGGAACAAAATTATAAAAAGTTTTTAGATGCAGAACAAAAAGCTAAACAAGAAAAAGAATTAGCTACAAGCACAACATATACAATGACAAGTTAATATAAATGTATTTCTCTCTGTATAATTATTAATGAATTAATTTAAAAGCATTATGGTTATTAAATTATTATGTCTGATAATTGGGAAGATTTGGAATGTATAGATTATTTTATTCCTATTTTAAATGAAACATCCTTAAAACAATTAGAAGAGAGAAAATTAATAGAAGAATCAGATGTAAATTTGACTAAAGAGTTATTTACAGATTCTGTAAAGATTATTGAAAAGAATGAAAAAAATGAACAAAATATTAAAAAAAATATTGAAAAAAATGAAAAAATTATTAAAAAAATTATTAAAAAAAATGAAAAAAAAAATGAAAAAAAAGATTATGATGAAGATAATGATTATGAATATAATGATTATGAATATAAAATTTATAATAAACTAAAATAATTTTGAATATGATACATAATACATTACTGCTAAATAACACGTTATACCTAATATTAACGATAATAACCAAATTGGAAGAATTGTTTTATTTTTATATCCAACACCAAATTCACGAATACTTCCATCTTTTTTATAAAAACATGATGGTTTCATAAATTGAATAAACCCAAAAATAATAATAAATAATATTACTGATACAAGTGTAATATTTTCTCTAATATAGTTTTTGTACATCTTATATATAATAAACAAACAAATTTTTATTATATATCTAAATATTTATTATAAAGCTTTTATTAATTGTCATTTTGATAATCATCATATTCTTCTTCAGGAGCACCTGAACCATCCAAATGTCCATCTGTCCATGCTTCATCAAGGTAACTCATATCATTTTCTTCTGCTTCAATATCATTATTGTTATTTTGTTCATCCATATAGTCTGCAATCAAATCATCAATGTTGTCATCATTTGCATCTCCATTATCCCTTCTAATATTTCTCTCTGCCTGGTTCATTTCATCTCTAAATGTTTGTTCTTCATCATAAAAATCTTTATCTAATGTTGTTAATCCTTTTTGCATTCCTTTGCTATACATACCTAACTTATTTATTTTAAGTATTGTATCAGTGTCACGTTCTTCATCAGTCATATTTTTAAGTCTATCTGTAACCATATGTTTTTCTTTTTGACGTAACTTAAAAACTCTATCTTGAATTTTCTCATAAGATATATCAATTATATCTTTTTGATTATATAATACATCAATAAACATAATAAGGAGTTCAGCTGTTTTTTGTCTTAATAATTTTTTATTACCTGTTAATAATCTAGTATCTGTTTCTTGTCTAGAAGTCATAGACAAATCAACTCTTGTATCGTATTCTTCCATATATTTAACAGCAAAAATATCAGTAACTTCGATTTGTTTTTGTATTTCTGGAACAATCATATCATCTTTATCACTTAATTCAATAAAATTAATTAATATGCGAAGTAAATAATATTCAAATAAATATTTACTAGTTGATTCATCAAAAATAGGTTTTATTGTTTTTGTTTCATTTATTTTTATGCTTGAAAAACTAGGAGTAAAATTAGACATTTTAACTAAATTTTTTGATGTTTGTTGTATTGTTGTTAAAATATTTTGTAATGCAGGAATTTTATAAAAAGGTCTAAATTTTACATAATATGACTCAATTTCCATCTGTATTTTAAATATATGATTTCTTGAAAATCCAAAATACTTTGGTATACGAATTTCATTAAAATTTTCATTACTATTTAAAATAATATTTGGAAAAATATTAACAAAATTACTTATAAAAGTTTTATAAAAATTTATAATATTATATGTCTTGTCACTAGAAATTGTAATGTCTTCATTTCTATTGGATGATTCAGATACCCATTTATCCAAATTATTAATAGTATTACTCATTTTGGTTATTGAAGAATCAGTTATAGTTGGACCACGATTTTGTATATTAAATTCAATAATTTCTTCTTTCATTTTTTCGATATTAATTATCAAAAAATCATTTAAATTTATAACTTCTTTTGTATTTTTTTCTGTAGCTAAATCAAATGTATCTAATGATATAGTTATAAGGTTTCTTAATGATGGTTCAACAACTTCATCATTTTCTTCATCAATAGTTTCTAATAACTTAATAAATTTTGTAACAGAAGAAATTTCCGGACTATTAACATTAATATCAACTATATTATGTTTACTGATAATTTGAAGTAATCTTAAAAATTGTTCATTTGTATAATTTCTACCATCTTCCTTTAACTTTTCTATTATTCTATCAATTGAATCATTTGGATTAATAATATCTTTAAAAGGTTTATTTGTGCATATAGGTAATAAATCTTGCGGAATTGGCATTAAAGATTTAAATTTACAGAAATTAATAAATGCAGTATAAATTGTTTTTTCACTATATTCAGAAATAATTGTTGGATATTTATTTTTTGTATTTATCTTACTAAAAAGTAGACCACTTTTTGAATAACTAATTATGTCATCCATTCTATCTGATAATTTTGTAACAATTTCGTTATATTCAATAATTCTAGGGTCATGTTTTGTAAAATATTCAATAGTTGTTTCCATTGCGGTTGTTTCACAGCACGAGTTTTCAAGATAGGGTTCATTTCCTGCAGTATGAAGAAGCATATTATGTTTTTTAACTATTTCTTGTATCCTCTCAATTAAAGCTAGAGAGAACAAAATAATTTTTGATTCAACAACAAGTATTCTTTCTCTTTGATTTCTAGAACCTGACTTTAAATCATCCATCAATGCTTTATTAAAATCTGTTGAAATATTAACCAGATGCTTAATTGTATATTTTACTAATGGGGGTAAAAATTCTGTCCATTTTGCAATATCGTGTTCTTGAGGAATTTCTGTAGTTGGGTTTGTTAATAAATATTCAGTTTTTTCTTCAAATTTTCTTTTAACCTCAGGAATATTTAATAAAACATTATCAATTGAAAATTTAATTTTATTACTAATAATATTAAGAATATCATCTTTTTTACCTTTTAAAACATTCCATGGTTCACCAGATTCTCTTATGTCAATTGCTATACAAGCTAAATATGTAACACTACTAAAATCTCCTGTTCCTTCAAAAGGATATCCTGTAAATGATCTGACGCATCCTGGATGTGTTTTTCGTGTTTTTATAGACGGAATTGATGTTTGAACCGCAATTAAAAACATACCAAAAGTAAAATATATAACTGCGGTATTATACATATCTTTATACGACATCAATTTTTTTCCTTTTTGATTCATTTCTATTACTTTTTTTTTATAGTCACTTTCTGGTTCAATTGTTTCTCTAATTGAAGATAAAACATTGTTTAAAATAAATTCTTTTTGTGATTCTATATTTATACCCATGGCAACTGATAATGTATTTACAATATTATTAATCATTATTGTATCTGGATTAATATATTTTATTACATTTTTAGTTAAAGCAGATATAATTTTATTTCCTGCATCATCTTCCATTGCATTTCTTGTTGAGATTTTAAATCCAGCTTCATAACCCTCTTCGGCATCAAAACTAACAGGACAAATTGTCCACCCACTATCTTTATCACACCATAAATCACCATCATCACTTAGTTTGCCAATACCTGATTTTAATTGCTCCAAATAATCTATATATTTATATTGTCCTTCAGTAATAAATGTATCAGCTAAATTATATACAAAACACGGTAATAATTTTACACCTGTTTTTATACAATACAACCATGAGTCATCTTCTAGTTCATTCAAAGGACCAAAACCAAATAATGCCTCTCTAGTATATAAATTTGTAAATTTAATGATATCTGTTTGTTTCTTAACAAAATCTTTCTGTCCCATAATTAAATCAAGTAATGGTTTAAAAGAGGATAATGGTTTGGATTTAGTATCTTCTTCAGAAGTTGTCCCTAATTTAAATTTTTGATTATTATATTTTAACATTTCATTAGTTTGAATTTTGGTTAACATAGAAATTAAAGATTCATAATATTTGAATTTATTGTTAATTGTGTCTCTCAATTGTTCTCTAGTCATTTTATATTTAGTGTCAAATTCACTAATTATATCCTTTAATAATTTAGTTTGTAATCCTAATTCATTTTCTTTAATATTTTCACATTTATCATCAACAATACTAGTAACATTTATACAATTTTCTTGAAAATCGCATAATATGGATTGTTCTGTGTCAACATTTTCTTTGTTAATATCTTTATCTAACACCCATTTATTGTCATTACGAATATAAAAGTCTACTTCATTTGATACATTTTCTTTATAACCCTTATATAATATGGCAAAATGACCATCAATTACTTTTTTATGACCATCAACTAATGTATCTGCAAGATATTCTGCATCTTTTTCTGTCAATTGTTTTTTTTGCATCATGTCTTTTGTAATATGAGCTCTTAATTCATCAGGAGACATTGATAAAACTTGTTTTTCGTATCCTACAGGGTCTTCTAATATTCCATAATTAGTTTTATCGTATTTTTTATCAAAATAAATAGTTTTATCATTATCATTATTTAATTCATCTAGAGAATTATAATATTTTGCGATAGTAATTGTTTTACATGTTTCTTTATTTTCTTTATTTTCTTTATTTTCAAATTTTTTTTTTTCTTCATCAAAAAGACTTGATAATTCAGTTGGAAACATTAAAGGGAAATTTTGAATAGATAAAGCTGTTGTGTATAGTTTTGCGCAATCTCTTAATGATAATTTGCGAAGAATTTCAGAATTAGTAAAATCATTTTTTTCATTAATTTGAATATCATAACCTTCAACAAAAACTTGTTCACGCATTTGTTTATTAAGTATATCTATAACTGAAAAAGCTCTGGAAAAAATTATATTTTGTCGTTGTCTTAAATTTCCGAGCATTTTAAAAATTCTTGAACGTTCTATATATTTTTTATTATATTCAGAAATTTTTGTATCAATAAAATCAGTAATTTCAATGTATTGCATAAATGTTAAATCATCAGAATAAACTAAAAATGGCTCTAAATAAGAAATTACATCTATAATAGATAATTTACCATTAATATATTTTTTCATTAAATTAAATAATATCTTTGTTTGAGGAACAATATTTTTAATAAATTTATCGTATTTGTCTTTATGAGACATGTTTTTTATTTCATCATTTTCATTTAAAACGTAATTTTTAATATTATTTGCAAAACTGTTCTCATCAAATACAGTTTCGTTATTTAAATCATCAATAAAAATATTTTTAATATTTGTGTTTTTTTTAAGCAATTGCCAATAATTTAAAAATGATAAATTCAAGTTTGCTTTATCTAATATGCTTGTTCCTGGAAGATTTATTTTTGAAAATCGTATTACCGGTTCAGGTAATGTTAAAAATGATTTAATTGTTAATACATCATTTTGCGTAATATTTGTTCTTACAGAAACCATTTTTGCGCCAGTTAAATCAGTCGCATCTAATTTGGTAAGTGCAGTATTATATTTTTGAATAACAAATCGCCTATTTTGTATACCATTATTTTTAAAAACTGATGAATACATATCTTCTAAATTATCAACAATTGTATTAATATCTGTGAGTGTAGTTTTTTCATTTATTATTCCAAAAGATGTCTCTTCATTAACTGATTCAAACGGTGTAAAATATGGATTTAGCTGTGCATACAATGCCGCATATTTATTTTGTCCATTTGGTTCATCATCAGATTTATAATTATTTATGATATTTATAATAGTTGGTATGCTTAATGATAGTTGTACAATATCATTATTTTCATCGTCATTGTATTTAACATCATACATTTTTTTTATATTTTTAACAACTGGTAAAATCCAATATAAATTAATTTTTAACTTATTAAAATAAGAAGCTAATGGTTTAAATGAAGATTCTTTTACAATAGCCCCTTCTATATTTCCATAATTATCAAAAAATGAAAAATGTGTTCTTAATTGTTTAAATCTCTCAATCATAATATGAATATTATTAAGTACTCTTGGAGTTCTTTGAGCATTTGGAATTGTAGAGAGAAGTTCATCAAGTAAATCAGAAACTTGTGACTCAATACTATATCTTTGACTTTTTGATGCAACATCAATATATTGAATAATTGGTCCAAATTCTTCATCACCAAATTTAACTTGATCTGCTTTAATAATAAATTCACGTATTTGGTCTTTTATATCCTTAATAGGAACATTTAGTTGAATTTTTTCTGGATCAACAAAAATCTTTTCAACTTGTAGTTCTTCTAAATCTTCTTTTGGTACTTCTATTTCTGATTCAGTCAATGGCGCTGAAGGTTTCTCTCTAATTTCTATCATCTCAATTGGTAAATTTTCTGGAAGACCTTTATAATCAAAATTTAGATATATTACATCATCGTCAATTGTTTTTATTTCAATCATGTCATTTTCTAAATTAGTTATTTCACCAGTTATAATAACAGGAAAATCCCCTTCAAAATAAATATTTATCCATTTCCCAGGCAATAAATCATTTTGTCTTGCATAACTTGGTGAATCACTTCTGCTTAAAATAGCTATACGGGTAACATTTCCATCACCAATTGTTCCATCTGATGAAATTGGAACACGTATTTTTTCCATTGTATCTGTGTTAATTAAATATGTCTTTGAATTATCAATATAATCAATAATAAATGTTTTTTCATTGAGCAGTTCATTCAATGGACTTGTTATATTTATTACGTCTCCTAATTGAAGTTCTAATATAGTATCATTTGAATTATCAGCGGGTTTTTTACTTTCAATAGTTGATGACATTTGTTTCTATATTTATAATAGAAATTTTTATACTTAAGTAAAAATCAATAATAAAATATAGTTTAAAGACATTTTAATAATTATTAATATTGATTAATGACTTCTTATATATTATCTGATATTGTTGGTTTTAATGATATAATTAAAAATGATGACAATTGTAATTCAAATATTCTAAAATCAAATAAAAGAACACTAAATAAAACTTCATATAAAGTTATTACATATGATAAAAATCTTTTAAGTAATGATTTAATTCATAGTTATGGATTATGTCGCTCTGTAATTATAAATAATAATAAAGTAGTTTCTTTTGCTCCTCCTAAATCAATTCCGTGTGATGAATTTATTAAAAAATATTGTGAAACAACAATCGGAGTTGTTGCGGAAGAATTTATTGAAGGAACAATGATAAACGTATTTTGGGATGAGACTATTGGATTATCTGGAGGTTGGGAATTTTCTACACGTAATATAGTAGGAGCAGGAACCAGTTTTTATAAAAAAACAACTGCAAAAACTTTTAGAGAAATGTTTTTAGAGGCTGCAAAAGAAAATAATTTGGTTTTAGATGATTTAGAAAAAAATTTTTGTTATAGTTTTGTTCTTCAACATCCAGATAATAGAATAGTTATTCCTTTTAAACAACCACAATTATATTTAGTTGCACTTTATTTAATAGTAAATAAAGATGATACAGTTAGTGTTACTGCTTATGATGTTAATGAATATTCACGTTATTTTTATAATATTTCAAATAGTTCTATAATGTTTCCTAAAATTTATAAGCTTGAAAGTTATTCTGAACTAATTGAAAAGTATGCTTCTATGAAGACACCATATGATATTGTTGGTGTTGTTGTTCATAATCATTGCACTGGAGAAAGAATGAAGATAAGAAATCCAGTGTATGAACTGGTGCGTAATCTAAAAGGCAATCAATCTAAACTTCAATATCAATATCTATGTTTAAGAAAAGAAGGTAAAGTTGGGGATTATTTAAAGTTTTATCCTGAAAATAAAAAAGAATTTTCTATTTTTAGAGATATTGTTCATTCATTTACAAATACATTATTTGTTAATTATATTTCTTGTTATATTAAAAAAGAAAAACCTCTTATTGAATTTTCAGAACAATACAGAACACATATGTTCAATATTCATCAAATATATAAGAATGAACTTAAAGAAAAAAAACTTTTTGTTACAAACAAAGTAGTGATTAATTTTATTAATAATTTACATCCATCACTGATGATGAATTGTTTAAATTATGAAATTAATAAAAATGTTGTGAATCAAGATATGTAAAAATATTTATTTAATAAATAATATAATTTTATAAAATTTATATTATTTCATTTTATTCTTTAATTAATTTTGTAAAATCTTTTTTTAATTTAGTGTAAACTCCAATTGCATCATCAATACATTCCTTTAAATGTCCTTTAATAGTTGATTTTTCTACTGCTATTTTATAAGCTACACGAATAATACTATAATTATCGTGAGGATGCATCTTTTTAAATCCACAAAATGTTAATACATTTGTTTCAAAATATTTTGAATATAAGAAATATTCTAATACTTTTCCAATTGTATAATCCTCATTTTCAAGAATAATATCAAAACAATTTGACATTGTATTGTCTGAAACTTTAATTTCTAATTCATCTTTTTCAATTAAAGAATTTAAATCATCAAATCTAGAAATTAAAATTTTACAAGCCATATTAACAATTTCATTATTTGTATAAACACCTAATGATTCAATCACAAAATCAAAACTATCTTTTTTGTATATACGTTTTGCATCAAGTAATTTCCAATTTGCTGATTCAAATTTTATTTCTGTTTCATTTTTTCCTTCATCTTTCCATTTTTGAATTTTTCTTACTAATTCTGCATCTTGGGCTGCAACATCACCAGTAAATCCGTATGATGCTGTTGAAACTGCATTAAACATTCCATCTTCCTCTGCGGTTCCTATATCAAATTCACATGTAAGATGAAGTTTTTCTCCAGGTATTTCATCAGAAATGCGCGGTCTTAATCTTACAAAATCGATAAAATATCTGGTAATATCATCAACAGGAAATATTTCTCTAATTTTATCTTCAGGTAAAGATTTACCAGTAATTAAATCTTTAATAATAAAATGTTCAGTAGTAACAAACATAATAGTATCAGTTTTATTTTCTATATTTACTTCCATAATATAATTTTTTAAAGGAAAATCACTAATATCTTTGATATGAATAGGTATACAACTTAAACGCTGTTTAATAATTTCATTATTAAGACGACTTGTGTTTGAAATAATATTACATTTATTTTTTTCATAAGGTGAAGTTCTAAATACTATCAAGGGTATGTCAGATAAAATTGTTCTTCTAATTGCATTAGCCAAGCTGACATTTATACCACTAAGTGTAAAACCAAATGAATGGTCATCAGTATCAAAAGTCTCAAGGTGCGGATTCATTATATCTTATATATCTTTATATTTAAATTGTAAATTTAAATCATTTTTTTTTAAAATGAGTTAAATATTAAATTCAAATAACTAAGTATATATTAAGATGAGTTGTATTTTATATTATAGCAAATATTGTGAAGTTTCTAAGAAATATTTACAAGTCTTGTCAAAGTCATCTATACAAAAAGATATTCATTTTATTTGCATTGATAAAAGAGTTAAAGAAGCAAATAATAAGACATATATTATTTTAGAAAATGGACAAAAAATTATTTTACCTGAAAATATTAACCGTGTTCCTGCTTTGCTTCTTTTAACTAAGGATTATCAAGTGTTATATGGAGAACAAATTTTAGAACATTTAAAACCAAAACAAGAGATTGAAGTTAGACAAGCTACGCAAAATAATATGGAGCCTATGGCATTTTCACTTGGTAGTAGTGGCGGTTTTGGAGATGTAGTTTCTGACCAATATAGTTTTTTAGATCAAGAACCTGGAGATTTAGAAGCAAAAGGAAATGGAGGTATGAGACAAATGCATAATTACGTTGATTTAAATACTGCATTTAGTGGTAAAATTTCTCAACAAGGAGAAAGTAATGAAGACCAAAATACAACAATTAGAGGTGTTAAAAAAATAGGTGAAGATGCGTCTAATCAAGTTATGGAAGATAGAATGAAAAAAATGCAAGAAGAAAGAGATGCAGATATTAGAAGTATAACAGGTAATAAACCTCCAATTGGATTTTAAATTATATTAAATAAAAATATTAATATATTGTAAAAGTAATTTAAAAAGAAAATTATAAAAATAAATAATGTCTAACATACTTCTTGCATTTAATGACCATTTTGTTGATTTTATAAATGATATACAATCTGTTTTTCCTGAAGATACTGATATTTTAACCGCAAAAAATGCTTTGGCAGCAATTAGAAAGGCTAATCCTAAAATGATTGTTAAAATTTGGAAAACATTTATTGCAGATAAATATAAATTAGAAATTGAATCAGGAAATATTTCTTTTTTTACTGATAAGGATTATTCTACTGATGTTTCTACTTCTCAACATTCAGATAAAATTATGGAATCAATTAATCGTTTAAGAACACCAATAAAAAATATGACTCCAGAAAACCAACTTAAAACAATGAAGTATATTCAAAATTTAACTAAATTGTCTAGTTTATGTGAAAATTAAATAATTTAATTTAATTTAATTTAATTTAATTTAAAATATATATATTTAAAGTAGTTTGATTTAAATATATACATACTATATTTAATAATATGGCAGAAGAAACTAAATCAATTCCAGAAGAAACCAAATCAATTCCAGAAGAATTTATTAAAGTTATTAAAGATTTTGTTAGAGATATCAGAATAACATTTCCAGAATACAAATCTTTTATTGATAAATGGTGGAAGACTCGTGAAAGTTTTAATTATATTGAAGAAGAAGAAGATAAAAATATTGCATTTAAAAAAGCAGAGGGTAAATCAATTAAACTTTTATTTGATTATTGCAGAAAAAAATTTCCTCCAAGATTTTTTGATATTTTATATCAAAATAATGATATGTTTAAAGAAGAATCTGATTTAGATACAGAATTTTTACCAAATATTCATTTTAAAAATTTATGGCAATGTGAAATAACAGATAAAACAAGAGATACTATTTGGAAATATCTTCAATTAATTATGTTCTCTATTGTAGGTACACTTGAAAATAAAGAGGCATTTGGAGATACTGCCAAAATGTTTGAAGCTATTAATGAAGATGAATTTAAAAATAAATTACAAGAAACATTGGCACAAATGCAAGGATTATTTAATATTCCTTCTGAAGACAAAGCTTCTTATATGCCTGATGCAGAACAACTTCATGACCACATTACTGGAATGTTAGATGGTAAATTAGGACAACTTGCAAGGGAAATTGCTGAAGATGCTGCATCAAATTTAAATATGGATTTTGATGGCGCAACTGACATGAAAGATGTATTTCAAAAACTTATTACAAATCCTACTAAATTAATGGGATTAGTTAAAACAGTAGGAGACAAAATAGACTCTAAAATTAAATCAGGAGACCTTAAAGAATCTGAACTTATGGCTGAAGCAACAGAAATGATGAATAAAATGAAAAATATGCCTGGTATGGGAAATATTCAATCAATGTTAAGTAAAATGGGTATGGGAGGATTAGGAGGATTAGGAGGAAAAGTTAATACAGGAGCAATGGAAGCCAATTTAAATCAAAAAATGAAAATGGCAAAAACAAAAGAGAGAATTAGAGCTAAAGCTGAAGCAAATAATAAAGCAAGATTAGAAAAAGAATTGTTAGCAAGTCAACCACAACAGATACCAGTTAATAATATTATTCCTGATGAAGAATTAATGAAAATATTTAGTTCTGGAGAAAAAGTAGAAAGATCATTGAGAGGAGATAATCCATCTCAAAAAAAGAAAAAGGGAAAAAAATAAAATAAAATAAAATAAATTAAATAAAATAAAATAAAATAAAATAAAATAAAATAAAATAAAATAAATTAAATATAATATATATGAGTGATATTCAAATATATTATGCAGCTGCAAGTAATATAACTAATGATTTACATAAACAAAATATTGAAATTGATTCAATAGCGCGTTCAGGATATAAAACTTTTGAACAAATTAAAAATGATATAAAAACTACTAATAATTTTTGTAGAGATGAAGAATCAATAAGCATAAATCATTTACTTGGAACCCTTGCATCTAATGTAATTTTATACGCAATAATTAAAGATAAAGTGGCGGGGGTTCTAACATTTTTCTTTAATGTTAACAAAAAAGGAGAGAAAATAATAAATTTTGATGGAATTTGTTCCCCTAAAGAATTTACAGGTTTAGGAATTGGTAATAAACTAATTGATACTTTGATAAGAATAGGAAAATTTAATAATATTAAATATATAAATTTAGAGTGTAAAGGTAATGTTATGAAATATTATAAAAACAAATTCGGTTTTGTTATTTCAGAACAAACAATGGCATATGATTCTGATGATGATGAAACAGAACCATATTATCATATGACATTAGACTTGTCTACTGTATCTGGTGGTAAAAAAAGAAAACATAATAAGAAAACAAACAAACATAATAAGAAAACAAACAAACATAATAAGAAAACAAACAAACATAATAAGAAAACAAATAAATATAATAAGAAAACAAACAAAAATTTAAAATAATATAAATTTAAAGAAAAAGGTTTAGATATATTAGTTAATATTAATATATGTTTAATAACTACAAGTCTTCAGGAAAACATATGATTTGCGATTTTAAAGGAATTAAAAATAATGAATTATTAAATAATTGCGATAAATTAAATTTATTATTGAAAAATATTTGTCAAAATAATGATTTTGATATATTAAATATAATTGAACATAAATTTGACCCAATTGGATGCAGTATTATATTTTTATTGTCTGAATCACATATATCTATCCATACATTTCCTGAAAGAAATCATATGTCGTTTGATATTTATACTTGCAGACAATATGAAACTAATCATGCATATAATAATATTTATAAGTTTTTGATAGATAAATTAAAAGCCTCACCTGACAGTTTTTGTAAAATTGTTGATCGATTTTTTTGACATTTTAATTAGATTAATTTAATGTCAAATAATAGTTTTTATAAACTTTTTTTAAAGATTTATATATATATAATGACAATACAATTCTGGTCAAGTGATCCATCAGTATTATTTAATAAAGAATACATATTTGAATTATGGCCAATAACAGATATGTGTTATGAACAAAAACTTAATTCCATATCAAGATTAATTATACTAATAACTATTTTAGGATATATTTTAACAATGTCTCAACGGGTTTTAGTTGTTGGGGTTATAACATTATTTGTTATTTTTGTTTTATTTAAATTAAGAAAACAAAAAATAACTGCAGATATGTTGAATGAAGGATTTAGTGTACATAACAATGAAGCACCTGTTCAAAGTTCTTATATAAATCCTATAACTTTAGATTCAGTTTTAAAATCTGAATTTAAAGAAGGAACTAAAAAAAATCCATTTAGTAATGTTTTATTAACTCAAATCAGTGACAATCCTGATAGAAAATCTGCACCACCTGCATTTAATGTTGATTGTGATGAAGACATTACACAAAATGTTAAAAAAGCTGTTCAAATGATGAACCCAGGCATTAAAAATACAAATAAACAACTTTATGGTGACCTTTGGCAGGAATTTGAGCTGGATAATAGTCTAAAAGTTTTTCACAGTACACCAAATTCCAGAGTAGAAAATGACCAAAGCGCGTTTTCACAGTTTCTTTATGGTGACCTTAAATATTCTGCCAAGGAGTCCACGCCAGAAGGTGCAATTGCCCGAGTGCAAGATAATTATCGTTATACACTTTATTAAAAGCATTAAAGGTAACCAGTTTTATTACCTTTTTTATCATAAATATATGGAAACCATTTGGAAACCAAAACAAGCCCATTAATATTTATGTTATTATTGATACTATGTATCAAGTAAAAAAAGAATTTACATTACTCATATATTTACATTGAAACACTACAATATACTAAATGGAAACATTTTAGGAAACCAAAACAAGCCCATTAATATTTATGTTAAAGTTTTATAAATATGTACCTTTTTGTTTTATCAAAATAAATTTGGGGAAAGTATTTTGAGTTTCTGAAAAAGGACAAAAATAAATGTCCAAAATTGAAATACTGGAATACTTTGCCCGAAAAAGATTTATTCGCTGCATAAAATTTTTTATGGTCTGATAAAAATTAAAATAATTTTATTTTTGTTATGATAAAATTTTAATATTTTAGAGTAAAATATATAGCAGAATTTTCATTGACAAAAATATCAATGAAAATTCTGCTAATTCTGCTCGTGATATTAACACGGATAACAATACCAATAATAATTTAAAATAAAAATATTTGTTATTGACAAAATAAAATAAAATATATATAAAATATTGTAAAATAAAAATACTAAAATGTTATAAATGATAAAAGATGTAATACATAAATATTTTAATTAAATAAAAACTTAAGCAGAATTTCTATTGATATATTAATCAATGTTTATCAATGAAAATCTGCCAAAAATCTGCTATCGTTTTTTTTGTAATACTTGCGATTACGGAACAAATAAAAAAAGTAGTTACGCAGACCATTTACGTAGCAATAAACATAATAGAAATACAGAACTAAATGCGTCAGCTTTTAAATGTGATAATTGTAATAAAACATATAAAGAAACATCTGGATTATGGAGACATACACAAAAATGCAAACTTAATAATGAAAAACAAGAAAATAATTCTAACGAAACAGATAAAGATTTAATAATGTTATTAATTAAAGAGCATACAAAATTAATTGAACAAAATAGTGAGCTATTAGAAGTAATAAAAAATGGTTCATATAACACAATAAATTCTAATAATACAAATTCTAATAACAAAACATTTAATTTACAATTCTTTTTAAATGAAACGTGTAAAGATGCAATGAATATTATGGACTTTGTAGATTCAATAAAATTACAATTATCTGATTTAGAAAAGGTTGGAAGATTAGGTTATGTGGAAGGAATATCAAATATTATCACTTCAAATTTAAAAGCATTAGATGTAACACAAAGACCTGTTCATTGCACAGATAAAAAGAGAGAAACACTTTATATAAAAGATGAAAATAAATGGGAGAAGGAAGATGAAGAAAAGAAAAAAATAAAAAAGGCAATAAAAAGAGTTGCATCAAAAAATTCAAGATTGCTTCCAAAATTTAAAGAAGCGCATCCTGATTGTAGTAAATCTGTTTCAAAATTCTCTGACCAATATAATAAAATTATTGTAGAATCTATGGGAGGTTCAGGAGACAATGATGCCGAAAAAGAAGATAAAATAATAAAAAATATATCTAAAGTTATAACAATTGATAAAATAGAAAATACGTAAGTTTTTATTTAGAAACACTTTAACATTTAAATTAAAAAAAAAATGTATATTATAATATATAATGGCTACTTATTCAGGATATACCTTTAATAATCTTTCAAGAATTGGATTAGATGATTGTTGTGTATCACAAACTGATATGCAAAATGTTGCTTCTTGTAATTATATCACTCAAAATTATTTTTCTGCAGATTGTTCTATGAAAAATCCAATTTCACTTGCTACCACACAACCAGGTATAATGTATAATGGTGGTTTTAATTCTTCATCATGTGGTTCAAATATTGATGATTCATCAAAACTTCAAATTGGTTCCATTCAAACACATCCTAGATGCCATATTGATTTATTTCAACGTCCATTTGCAACTGTTCCGTATTTAGGACGTGGTTCTGTTAATCCTATTATGGAATCACAAATTCAACAAGGAGAACAAAATGTAAATAAAAAAAGTACCAGTAATCTTAGTGAGAAAAGTTATATTAAATATCATCAAACACCTCTTTTACCAGCTGTTCAAGAAAGAATTAACAATCCTGCAAATCAAATTGAAAACGTCGCATCAGATGGATGGATCCGTGGTGGTGTTCCTTCACGAGAATTGACCCGTGATGGTGATTATTTTAATAAACATTCAACATATCAACATGCTTAAATATAGAAATAATTAAAATATAAAGATAAATTACTTTTATATTTTATGTATAATACAAAAATAGTTTGCACCTATAATACACCTGAAGTTTTTTTAGATACAGATATTATTAACAAAGAAGAAGAAGAATTTATACGCGATGCAATTTATAGACAAGAATTATTAGATGTTTTAGGAATTAATTACTATGATGAAATACAAATAGATAAGGCAATTCACGATTTATATGGCAAAATTAAAGATAATACAGAACTTAAAGAATGTATGCATAAATTAGCTTCTAATTTTATGAAAGATAATGATGAGGAATTTGGTTTAATTATATTATTTTCTTATGATTATATGCATCTAACACATATTTGTGTATGTGAACTATTAGAAAATGATAAAATTAATGAAAAAAATATATGTAAATTAAAATCTGTAATATTTTAATTCATTTACATTTTATTTATACTTTTTTTTTAAAAGTATATATAAATGGCTTCTACACGTAATAGAAATACTCCTGGTAATTATTGTTTAGAACAGAAAGAATTTAAACAATTTGAAACTTACACATTATATCCAAATTCACAATATGGTGCTGCATATAATACAAGATTGCCTGGAATTGGACTTATGCCTGCACAAATACCTTGGAATAAATTGTCTTATAATGCTGCAGATACAGAATCATTTTTATTTGGAATTAACTCAACAAATTTAGTTAATCCTGCACCATGTTTTGTTCCTGAAATTACTAAATTAAATTCTGCTGATATATACAACAAATCTACTATTTTTATACCAGAACCTTTAGTAATTGAAAAGAACCAACGACCTTTTCCAATTCCTAATTAATAATTTATAATACATAATTATTTATTATTTAAAATATGTTTACTTTTTATATAAATGAGTAATATAAATGCAATAAATATAAATAGTGAAAATATTACTGTAACAAATTTAAATGTTGCCTACATAAATGGTCAACCATATATTTATAATCCTTGTGCAAATCCTTGCGCAAATGGTTATTATGTTCCTTGTAATGATTGTAATTATGTAGGACCTGATAGTTGTGATTGTGGAAATAGTTGCAACTGGTGTGATGAAGCGCCTTATATACCTGATGAATGTGATTGTTTTGTTCCGTGTAATAAGGTTGGACCTTATGTACCAGGATCAACTGGTTCTACAGGACCAACTGGTTCTACAGGACCAACTGGTGTTTCAGGAATAGCTACAAATACAGGGTCCACTGGATCTACTGGATATACTGGTGAAACAGGATCTACTGGATACACTGGTGTTACAGGTTCTACTGGATATACTGGTGAAACAGGATCAACTGGATACACAGGTGTAACAGGTTCTACTGGATCTACTGGATACACTGGATATACTGGAGTAACAGGTTCTACTGGATATACAGGTTCTACTGGATACACTGGATATACTGGATACACTGGAGTAACAGGTTCTACTGGATATACTGGAGTAACAGGTTCTACTGGATATACTGGATCTACTGGATATACTGGATATACTGGTGAAACAGGTTCTACTGGATATACTGGTGAAACAGGATCAACTGGATACACAGGTGTAACAGGTTCCACAGGTTCCACAGGTTCTACTGGATATACTGGATATACTGGTTATACTGGTGAAACAGGATCTACTGGATACACTGGTGTAACAGGTTCTACTGGATACACTGGAGTAACAGGTTCTACTGGATACACTGGAGTAACAGGTTCTACTGGATACACTGGAGTAACAGGTTCTACAGGATATACAGGATACACAGGTGTAACAGGATCAACTGGATACACAGGAGTAACAGGATCTACTGGATACACAGGTGTAACAGGATCAACTGGATACACAGGATATACTGGAGTAACAGGATCTACTGGATACACAGGTGTAACAGGATCTACTGGATATACTGGATATACTGGTGAAACAGGAACTACTGGATACACTGGTGAAACAGGTTCTACTGGATATACTGGTGAAACAGGAACTACTGGATACACTGGTGAAACAGGAACTACTGGATATACTGGAGTAACAGGATCTACTGGATATACTGGTGTAACAGGAACTACTGGATATACTGGAGTAACAGGAACTACTGGATATACTGGTGAAACAGGAACTACTGGATATACTGGTGAAACAGGATCTACTGGATACACTGGTGAAACAGGGTCTACTGGATACACTGGTGTAACAGGGTCTACTGGATATACTGGAGTAACAGGATCTACTGGATACACTGGTGTAACAGGAACTACTGGATATACTGGAGTAACAGGATCTACTGGATATACTGGTGTAACAGGAACTACTGGATATACTGGAGTAACAGGATCTACTGGATACACTGGTGTAACAGGAACTACTGGATATACTGGAGTAACAGGATCTACTGGATATACTGGTGTAACAGGAACTACTGGATATACTGGAGTAACAGGAACTACTGGATATACTGGTGAAACAGGTTCTACTGGATACACTGGAGTAACAGGTTCTACTGGATATACTGGAGTAACAGGTTCTACTGGAAGAACAGGTTCTACTGGATACACTGGTTATACTGGAAGAACAGGTTCTACTGGTCCTACTGGAGTAACAGGAACAACTGGTCCTACAGGTGCTGTAGGTGGTTTTTCACAGTCAACATTAGATATATTTTCAGACCAAGGTTTTCAAATAAATGATTATGGAAATACTTGGATAGGAATAACATCACCACCGGGTAGTAACACATATTGGCGTGGAGTTTCAATTTCTTCTTCTGGACAATACCAAACTGCTGTTCAGAATAATAGTTACATTTTTACATCAAATACTTTTGGAAAAACCTGGGTCATCCAAAATGTATCTGCAGGTATGAGAAGTTGGAGCGGTATTTCAGTTTCTACTTCAGGTCAATATCAAACTGCAGTTGTATATGGTGGTCAAATTTGGATATCAACAGATTATGGTTTAACATGGACTGAAATATCAACAGGAAATAAAAACTGGCAATCAGTTTCAGTCTCATCATCAGGTCAATATCAAACGGCAATTGTAACTAGTGGTCAAATTTGGATATCAACAGATTATGGAAATACTTGGACTCTTGCAACTACGCAACCATCTTCAGGAACTTGGCAATCAGTTTCAGTCTCATCTTCAGGTCAATATCAAACATCGATTGAAAGCGTTAGCAATGGTCAAATTTGGATATCAACAGATTATGGAAATACTTGGACAGCAAAAGCAACATCTCAAAATTGGCAATCAGTTTCAGTCTCATCATCAGGTCAATATCAAACAGCCGTTGTTTTTAATGGTCAAATTTGGATATCAACCGATTATGGAAATACATGGACAGCAAAAGCATCAAGTTTAAATTGGTATTCAGTTTCAGTGTCATCTTCAGGTCAATATCAAACAGCATGTGTATTAAATGGTCAAATTTGGGTATCAATAGATTATGGAAATACATGGAATGTCACCACATCATCAATTATTGCAAATTGGGTATCAGTTTCAGTCTCATCTTCAGGTCAATATCAAACAGCATTGGTAAATGGTGTTGCAAGTTTTGAAATTTGGGTATCAAATTCAAATGTTCCAGTCTTTTTAGGTCAGACAGGTTCTAATACAACTGTGGTTGTATATGACATACAAAATAACACTTTAAAATATAGAAATAAATCATTTGTAATAGATCATCCAATAAATACAAATAAATATTTAGTTCACGCTTGTTTAGAAGGTCCAGAAGCAGGAGTTTATTATAGAGGTAAAGGTGAAATTATTAATAATGAATATGTAACAATTATTTTACCTGATTATGTTAAAAATCTTGCAACTGAGTTTACAATTCAAATAACACCTATATATTCTGGTAAATCACTAGAACAATTATATACATCTGAGGTATTTAATAATTGTTTTAATGTTTATGGAGAGAACTGTAAATTCTTTTGGTTTGTTCAAGGAAAACAAAATGATATTGAAGTTGAACCATTAAAAATAAATACAAATGTAAAAGGAACAGGTCCTTATAAATGGATTTAAATAAGTTTTCAAATTAAATAAATATTAAATAAAAAATTTTTAATTAATATTTTAATAAACAATTAAAATTAATATTCTGGAGTATGTTTTTTAAATAAACAACCCTGAGGTGATATTCCTTTAACATCACTTGTTACAATAAGTGGATTCTGATTATTACAATCAGTCATCCAAATTTTAATAATACAGAAATTTTTCTTAGGAGAAATGGTAATTCCAGTAACACTATTTACGAAATTATCATTTTTACTAATTGATGAACCAACTACAACATAAGTTAAGTCTTTCCAAACTTTATACACACTTTTATTTGTAACTTTATATGAAAAACACCCACCATTTCTATTTTTTGGATCTTCCCAGGTAGGTTTAATACCCTGCCTCATCATAAATAACATACAATTTTCTACTAAAACAGAAGGAAGTGTTTCTGTAACGCCAAGAGTATCTTCAACTGATTTAAATGTAGAAATAGGAATATAACTTTTAATGCTCCAATCTGTGTTGTGTGGCAGATGAGCCCAAAGTGTCCATCTGTCCGATAAACTATGAAAAGGTTCCATGTTAGAACTAGATGTTGCAGATTCCATTGTATTATTATGATGGGAGTCCATTCGTATTATATTATTTCAATTTTTTTTTAAATAGTTTTAAAATAATATATTAATTAATTTCATTTTTATCAATTAATTTCATTTTTATCAATTAATTCAAATTTAAGATTATTTACAATATTAAGTATATAATCTGTTTTTTTAATTATAATTTGTTCATTTGTTGCATTTAATTCAAATTTAACATTATTTACATCATGATCAATAATTTTTATCATTATTTTATCTTCTTTATGAATATCTTTATATATATCGAAACTAGGTTCATGAATATTTTTTAGATAATATGCAATAAAATCTTTTGATATTACATTATCAACTATATAAAAATTATAATCATTGGTCTTAAGATTAATTTTAAATATTTTATTCTCTCCAACAATAATTTCAACAAGTATAAATTGAATACTTGAAATATCATAATCAGGAGTTATTAGATTATTTTTTGTGATAATTTTTTTATTAATACAATTATTATTTTTATTAAAATCAGAATAAATTGCGAAATCATAATTTAATGATTCTCCATTAATTATCTCACCATTTTTAATATATTGTATTGTTGACCCATTTTGGTTTGATTTTAACATTAAATCCAATTTATTTTTAATTTCAAACAAAAATGGTTCATTTTCAATAAATTTATTTAACGAATTATTAAATTGTAGAAATAAAATTTGAAATTTGCTATAAATATAAATCATATTATATGAAAAAGAAATAAATAAACTTGAAACACCAGATGGAAATCTTCTATCTAACATTTCAACAAAAAGAATGCCAAGTAAAAATGAATTAATCATGTGAGATATCATTATTATTTAATTAAATAATAATATCTATTTAAATTGTTTTTTGATATTTTCTCTCTAACTTTGATATTCATGACTTGTAGAACCATGAGGAACTGGATTGTAATAAACTTTATTATTCATATTACTTGTAATATCATTTGCGTGAGGATTTGGAATTATAATATTTGGAGACTTATAATATACAGGATTTGATGATGAATTGTATTCAGGGTCATAAATTATAATATTACCTAAATTATCTCTTGTAATTCCATTTCCACAATCAAAATTATTACCATCGCATTTATAATTTAGTTTACCTGTTGCTGCATCTAAACCAAAAACATATAATAATACGCTGACTATCACTGTCATCAAAATAAATGGAATAAAAACAATAACCCATGATACA